TTCCGTGCGTTTAAATAGGCTTATTTTCGTTTTTAGCCCAGTAGCCTATAATTTCCACACCTAAGCAGCTCCAGAAGGCTCTAGGGCATTAAAACGAAGCCAGGGAAGTAAATAAATCAAAAGTAAAGCCGCCAGAGATGCAAAAATCTTTAACGGCTTGATTTTTAGCGGGTAAAACTAACAGTAAAACCGGAAATTTTTAAAAAGACAAGAGAAAAGAAAAAGAAAATGAAAAGAAAACCAGAAAAAGAAACCCAGAAAAGAAAAGAACCAAAAGAAAAGAATTAAAGAAAAAGAATAAAAGAAAAGTATAAAGAAAAAGTTAAAGAGAAAAGAAAACCGGTATATATAATATATAATTATCTTTTCTAGGATTTTATAGTGGTTAATCATAATTTAACGGTTAATAAATAATATTTGACAAACGCAGCCGGAATATGTTAAAATCCAGATAATCAAATAAACGAGAAAGCGCAGATAGAGCTATCAAAGCCTCTGGAAGGAATCTAGTTGGTTAGGCCTCGAGCCTGTAAAATCGGCCAACCTGGGGAGCTTATGAGGCTCTTTTTTTATTCTTTTTTAGGTGGTGAGAGATTGAAAGATAACACAGTAAATGTAAACGGGATAGATGTTTATCTGCATGATATTTATTATTACGCGGATCAGTATATTAAAACAGAGCTAGAAATTGATAAAGTAACAGATGAAAATAGAAATATTATAACAAATAGTTTTGTTGATATGATTTTATATATAGCTGAAAATATAGAAAAACCTGGTAATGATAATATAGAGTTATTAGATGGTATATTTAATATATATAAAAGATTATGCAGTAAGTATAGTGTATTACCTACACTAGAATGCTTCAGTTTTTTAGTTGGAATCAATAGGACTACTTTCACCGATTGGATGAATGGAGAGTATAGGCGAACCACCGAACACGGCAACACGGCTAAAAAATGGTTTGATACATGTAAAAGTTTTTTGATTAATAACCTCCAAAACAGCAGGGGAACGGATGCCAATAAGATATTTGTTGCAAAAGCAGCTTACGGAATGGCAGAGGCCGCACCGGTCCAGATGGCACAGCCCCAGGGCATCCCGCAGCAGTCCCGGGAGGAGATAGCAGCCAGACACGCCGGATATATCGGGGCAGCAGAGCCAGAACGGCCGGAGATGTAAACAATTCAGACAATTAAAAACGCTGAAAACTATATATAGTGTTATGGTGATTTTAAAACACAATATATTGTAATTAACTATTCGCGAAAGTTTTGTTTATAGAATAGTTAAATGAAAAACAGGGAAACAATTAAATGTTGCTAGCGTTTCAATTATATGTTTATGTTTACTTAATAATCTGCGGACTTGGGAAAACCGGATTACCACGGCCAGGGGTCCTATGGGGGCATGCATCGAGCCGGGGTAACGCGTCTGAGCAACCCAAAGTATAAAAAGGCCTTTTCTTCACAAGGAGGAATCAATCATGAAAATAGTAATACATAAAAATCCAAATGGAGATACAAGAACAGCTCCGAAAGGAATTACCTTTAAGCAATTCCAGGAAGCAAATGACAGCCATATCGCAGATGTAACAAATACAATGTTAAGAATCTCAGAGATGATGGAAGAAGCCTCTCACATACATGACCATACAAAGAAGTCTGACGAAGAGCAGTTCTACAAAGATTTTCTTTCAACCATGAATGGAGGGACCGATTTTGTTTCTGGGAAATGGTATCAGCATCATGTCAATACCGAAAGGCATCACCTACTTTCCAGATGTCCAGAAGATGTAAACCTGTTAGATGTGATTGAAATGATTGTGGATTGCGTGTGTGCTGGAAAAACCAGAAGTGGAGAAATCAGAGGACTAGAGATTACACCGGAGATTCTGGACAAGGCTATGAGGAATACAGTTAAGATGATTGATGACATGACAGAGGTTAAGTAAAACTAGTGAATCAAATTTTTCTCGAAAAATAAAAAAGAGCATTTACATGGCATAGATAGTGATTGCAACACGACAAGCGGTAAGCCTTAACCGTTTCTATGCCGTAAATATAAGGCGAATACCAGAAAGGCAGGTAAAACACATGAATGAACTTAAGATTTTTCAAAATCCAGAATTTGGAGCAGTGAGAACCATTATTATCGACGAAGAGATATGGTTTGTTGGAAATGACGTTGCGAGAGCGTTAGAGTATAAAGATTTGTACTCGTCGATGAGACATAATGTTGATGAAAGAGACAGAAGGGTCTGCCCAGTAAGCAGTACCTCTGGCACTCAGCAAACAACAGTTATCAATGAATCTGGGCTATATTCGCTGATTATGGGTAGTAAGTTGCCCAAAGCAAAAGAGTTTCGACGTTGGGTAACTTCAGACATACTTCCATCTATAGCGAGGACTGGTTCATATTCAGTCGAAAAGAAAACAGACTCTTACATGATTAACGATCCTGTTGAGCGGGCGAAGAAATGGATTGAAGAGCAGGAAGCACATAAAAAAGAAATTGAAGAAAAAGATAAGAGAATTGCAGAAATGCTTCCTGGTGATACATATTTCAAGGCAGTATGCGATTCCAAGCTACTCACAAATTTCCGTGATGCGGGAAAAGAACTGGGCATGAGTCAATCACAATTTATCGGTTGGTTAAAAAGAGAAAAGTATGTTTACTCAACAAATAGTGGAGAATTGAGGCCGATGGAAAAATATAGAGATTCCGGACTGTTTCAGATGAAGTCTTATGTGAATCCATATAACGGTTTTTCCGGCGTACAAACATATTTAACCCCAAAAGGTGTACAATATTTCAAACTTCTGATAGATGCAAAGAATATAATTCCGGATGCGCTTCCAAAACACGGCGGACGGAAGAGAAAATAAAACAATTCTACAAAAGAGGGTTTCAGCCCATAATCTACAAAAGAGAGCAATTCGCTCATAAATTCCAATTTCAAAAAAATTTTTTAAACAAAAAAGGAGTTGCAATGGCAGCATTAGACGGGAAAATTACAATCGGCATTGATTACAGACCGTGCATTGTACATATTCCGGCAGTCACACGAAATAGAAGACAAGACCTCAATGTTTATCGGGAAGTAGTCGAGCCGGAAAAAGATGTGAATGGATTGTTTCATTACTGGTCACATCGTTCAGAGGTTGTTGGAGAATCATATTTGTGTGGTGGTCATGCGGCAGGACAAGTTTCTTCCACGTTTGCGATTGTGGAATATGAGGACGGTACAGTGCATGAGGTTGAACCGTGGAATATCAGATTTATTGATAATTTAACTACAGAGTATTCATTTGAAGAGAGAAAATTATGAGCCTAGACAAATCCATTAGTTCTGGAAAAGAACGCCGTAAACAATATACTGGCGCGAAAGCTGTAGATTCCACTTGCCGGAATCACGGAAGCTGTAGTTGGTGCCAAGGAAACCGCATTCATAAAAACGAAAAAAGGGAACTGGCAATGAAACAGAGATTAAAAGAATTTAACCGGGGAGCCTGCAAATGGCGTGATGATTTCACATGGATATGCTTCAATGGAGATTCTGAAATGCGCGCCGATTCTGTAGATGATGATTACTGCAGGAAATGTGAATTGTTTGAGGTAAAAGAAAATGAGTAAACTGGACATGTCAAAAGAATACAGCACCAGATTCGATGAACTTCGCCGGAATCGTGTAGAAGTAAGCTATTACAAATATGGACCTGCAGCACAGAATTTTGGTAGAGGAAACGTACAGGCTATTCCAACATTGGAAAAATGTTTGCAGAAATATAAGGAAACTGGGAACGGAGACTATCTTTGCGACATTGCAAACTATGCCATGTTTGAATTTATGTATCCTCAGCACCCGAAAGCACATTTTCGCGCAACCGATAGCTCGGAGAGTGCCGGCATAGTCGGAATGAGCGTGAATGAAATGGAGAGATTTAAGAATGAAGAATATTGTTAGCAATGTCAGCGTTTACGGCTTAGAAAATAGCTTCAGAGTTTCAAAATTCCCAATGTCGGTAGATTCTGATAAGTGCAGTGCAGACTATACTAAAACAGTAAAGAAGCTCGGAACGGCCGAAAAAGGTAGTGGGCATGATAATTTCTTAAAGGGGATAATAGTTCAGTTTGATTTATCGTTTACAGTTAAAGCCTGGACAGAAGCTGAAAGATATCATTGGTTCGACATCGTGTCTTCCCAGTCCACAATGCACAAACTTAGTTCAATGAATTATGATGAATGCTTCTGTAAGTATGTTACAGATAACACTAAAAATGAAATGAACCGGCTTAAAGCAGTTTACAATGCGACCAAAGAACCGGAAGATTACCTGGCTCTGCTTTATAATTGCCCGACAGGAACAATTCTTACTGCCGGAATTACAACAAACTATCAGCAGTTAAAAACCATATACGCACAGAGAAAGCATCATCGCCTTCCAGAATGGCGTGATTTCTGTAAATGGATTGAAACATTGCCATATCATGAACTGATTACAGGCGAACACGAAAATGAAGACTAAGAAGGCAATAACCATTTTGAGGAATGAACTTCTGAAACATGATTCCCTGTATGACGGATTTTCTGCCAGCATCGCCAGCGCATTAAAGGAACATTGGTGCTGCGGATTGCCGTTTGAGCCAGAGGAAATTGTCGCAAAGAAGATTCTGGATTATTTGATTGGAGATGAGAAGTAAAATGATTACGTTAGCATTACTATGGTGGATTGGAAAGATAATCGAAGCACCTACACTGTATTACGTGCTTATCTTGATTTCGGCGTTTGCCAAGTCCATTAGGTTTGGTATTGGTTTTTATGAGTGAGATAATGGGAGAACAAGATGTACGCATTAAAAATCGTGACAACTACTTTCAATATTATCATGATGGCAATTTTTATTTACTATATGTGGGAGACCTATCATAGAAAGGAAAAAGAATCAATGCTTGGTTTCTGGGTACTTCATGTACTTTTTGTGATGAATATGTTTTGCATGTGGTATTAGAAAATTTGCCCTGTCAGGCTATGAGTTCAGAAGAGAATGGTTGCAAAGAAAAAGCACAATGGGGCATTCGGAGAATAAAACTGGGAATATCCGAGGTATTTATAGCGGATTGGTGTAATGGTAGCACAAAACACTTTGACTGTTTTAGAAAAGGTTCGAATCCTTTATCCGTTGTTGTTTATCATTTTTTTTGATAGACCTCCTTTATACTAGAACCTCCTAGCGGAAAGCTGATTAAAGGTGCGTCACAAGTGCCGGGAGGTTTCGGAAATAGAAAATATTTCCTAGTGCTTAGGCATAGCACGATAAATATGTTGCTAACGGCAGAAATGCCGTTTAAGAGAGTGTGTCGGAATGGTAGACGAGCGCAAGGAAGCGTGTATTACTTAGCGAGCGCGCAGGCGGTAATATGTTAAAGGTTCGAATCCTTTCACTCTCATTTTGCAAGAGTACCCAAGCGGTTATGGGGCAGGCCTTATAAGCCTGTTGCGGTATGTTCGACTCATACCTCTTGCATTTTTCCATAGAGCAAAAGTTTTTGTATCTGCGAACGAACCTTGCGAAAAAACTTTTCCAGAGAGATAAGACCATAGGCCGTGAGTAGCAGTAGTCGGTGATTCTGGAATGTTCCCGGAAGTAAATTATTAGTGCCACATCTTGTATGGTAAATAAGTTGGACAAGTGGTTTTATAAGGGAACAAACTGCCAGAATAGTTCAATGGTAGAACGCAGTACTTGTAATGCTGATGTTGTCGGTTCGAGTCCGGCTTCTGGCTTTGACATATGGTGTTCTCTGGTATCCGGAGCGTAATTTGCTGACGAGCAATCCATGTGTTATCAATGTTTAAACCAGGTGAGTGGTCTTACATGGTGGGCGAATGCCCGACATTGATTAACCCTGCACAGTCCTTGCGGATGTAAAAAGGGACAGTTGCCCTGTAGCTCAGTTGGGAGAGCATACATCACATGATAAGCGGTGGTTCGAGTCCCCTCAGGGCAATTAAAATAATTTCGGGAGGGAATATCATGGAAACAATTATGATGTCGAAAGAGGAACTGGTGGAGAAAAACCTTGATCTTCTTAATGAAAATGCTCTGCTTAAATCAGAAATGGCAAGAATTCGTTTGGAAGGAGAAAGAAAAGAATGTAGGGTTGAGGAACTGGAAGAACTATGCAAAGACCTTCAAGACCAACACCAACATGATTGCATCCGGTACAACGACATGCGGACAGCATTTCTGAAAGCAGTCGACGAGTTGGTGACGTTGAGGAAACAGTTTGGGGTGGTACGGTAATGTATATTTACGAATCACATATGGGTGGTCTTTATACTTCTGATTATCCTTTAGATTATGAACAGACTTATTGTGAAACCTGTGGAGATTCTGATTGGCTTATTGGATATGCTGAAACCAGAGAAGAGGCATGGAATATTTTAAAAGATGATACAAACATTAATGGTTCTGGTGGTTGGGACTATGATTATATTCAAGATTTTTTAAATGAATGGAAGGAATAAAATGTATAGAGCCTTAGATGTTGCAAATTATGTTTTGGCTTATTATGCTAATAATAATTATGAATTTTGTTCGTCTATATCTAACTTAAAGTTGCAAAAGGTTCTTTATTTTTTACAGGCTAATCATTTATGTACTTTAGGTAAAAGATTATTTTTAGATGAACTAAGAGCTGTTGATTTTGGCACTTTAGTTAAAGAAGTTTGGGATGGATATAAAATATATGGTGGTTCAAATATATTGTTACAAAGAAAATATATTGAAGAATATAAAAGTCGTATCCATAATGAAGATAAACAAATAATAAATGAAATGTTAGAAGAACTAAAGCCTTATTCGAGTGATTATTTGTGTAAAATTATAACAAATCAAACACCATGGAAGAATGCTTATTATGATTATAATAATAAAAGTATTTATTGTAAACATAATAACAAATTTATTAAAGATAAAGACTTAATAGAGTTCTTTTCAAAAGATTAGGAGGAATATATGGAAACAATTAAAATCAAATATCATAACCCTGATTTAAAGAAGCTGGAGTATATTGGCGGGAAATCCGACTGGATTGATTTAAGATCAGCAGAAGACGTGGAAATGAAAGCAGGAGAGTTCAGGCTTATTTCACTTGGAATTTCTATGAAGCTTCCTGAAGGATACGAAGCACATATTGTTCCACGTAGTTCTACATTCAAAAACTTTGGTGTAATTCAGACGAACCATTGTGGTATCGTGGATGAGTCCTATTGCGGAACTAATGACGTATGGAAGTTTCCAGCATATGCTCTTCGGGACACCAAAATTAGCGTAAATGACCGTATCTGTCAGTTTAGAATTGAGAAGCATCAGCCTGAAATTGAATTTTTGGAAGCTGACGTACTGGAAAACGCAGAGCGTGGCGGATTCGGCAGTACAGGGGTCAAATAAGGACTTGAAAGGCTGAATAGGAAACATGAATAAAGTCGATTGGACATATCTAAAATATCCAGAACATTCATATGGGAGAGTTTTCGGACGGAGAAAAGAAGCAAAGGATATGGCGGCTAGAACGCATATGATTGTTCAAGTAACATATTTTCAAATTTGCATTGGGGAATCAAATCGTATCAGCTGTAATAACTGGCGAAAAATGCACGGGATTCCTATGAGGAGGAAGATAAATTGAAAGTAGCAGGTAAAGAAATTAATGACGAATGCCAATATTGCGGAGAGATTCTTCAATGCGTGTTATTTCGCCAAGGGCATGGAATACAGCAAAGAAGAACTAATATTGCAGAAATGGTCAGATGCCAGATAAAGCACGAAGAAACGAGGTGCAGTAATGGGGAAAAATAATAAGCTTATTAATTCGCTTAACTTAATAGCGAAAAAGAAGCAGGCGGAAAACATTGGGAAAGCGGCGGATCAGATGGTTCCGCAGATTTATGCTACTATGGCAATTGCGTTGCACCGGTTATATGGGTTTGGCTATGAACGTATTAATCGAGCATTCAAGGAATCTCAGGATATCTGGGAGGAGTTTGACGGCTATATTGATGAAATGGCTGAATTATGCGAGAAAGAAACGGGAGTGACCGTAATTTTCAAGAATCCAGAGGAGCAGGAATGAGCATGACAGAAGTAATACAGGAAATGTCGGGGAGAAGTTTTGAAGAATTTATGAACGCCCCGACATGGAATGGTGAATCAGAAACAAAAAGATTTAAGGACGGACTTTGGGTGATCTGTCCTTTTTGTGGGAAGAAGCAAATAAAAATTCTTCCAGATACGAAGATACGTAAAATGCCGTATATTTGCAAGGCGAGTAAATGCAAACAGACTTTTATTGTGAATGTGGAGTGATGAACTGTTACCGGAAATGAAGAAAGTGGAGGGATAGGACATGAAAAATTGGAAATTACCGTTGATTATTGCAACGGTAGTTATTTTGGTTTTTGGATTGACTGGTTGCAAAAACGGAAACCATATAGAAAGTGAACGGAAAATTGATTATAGCATATTACTTAATTCTGGTTCATGCTTTGTATATACTTTTCGAGATAATGAAACTGGAGTATGGTATATTTCGACAGCGAGAGGGATTACGCCTAGATTAAATGCAGATGGAACATTATATGTGAGATGATTGAATCAGTAAGCATTTCTTGCAATTTGGGAGGAAATATGAGCGAAGAAATTATAAAAAAAATATATGAAATTATTAAAAAGGGGAATTCCGTAGAAATACATCCATCAAAAGACGGAATATCCGTATTCGAAGTAAAAAAAAGGAAAATTAAATGATAATGGAGAATAATTTAATTGGGAAAAGGTTCGGAAGATTAATTGTCGTATCTAAAGCGGATGATTATATATCGAAAAAAGGGTCTAAAAGAAGAAGATGGAGATGCAAGTGCGATTGTGGAAATGAAAAAGATATTTTAGAATACAATTTATTGAAGGGGAATACAAAAAGCTGCGGCTGTTTATGGAAAGAAAAATCTCAAAATGGTGAACTTAGAAATGCCAATAAAACCATCAAAAATAAAATAAGAGAAGAAGATAATATTGTTTTCATTAAATTATCTAATTCGGAAAAAGAGATGGTATGCAATAAAGATGACTGGGAAAAAATAAAAAATAACAGATGGGTTTTGAATCATAAGGGATATGCAAGATGTGCAATAACCAAAAATGGGAAAAAGAAAACTTTTTTTGCACACAGAATCATAATTGATGCTAAAAAAGGAGAAATTGTAGATCACATTAATCGAAATAGATTAGACAATAGAAAGGAAAATTTGAGGATTGTTGATGCTAGAGCCAGTGCCACAAACAGGAAGCTAAAAGACGGAAACAAAAGCGGATATTCTGGAGTGTACAAGAAGAAAAAATATTGGACTGCAATGATTACTATTAATGGAAAGTGGAGTTTAATAGGACGATATAATACTTTCGAAGAAGCTGTTCTTGCAAGGAGAAAAGCAGAAAAAGAAATATATGGAATAACATCACAATAACGGCGTGTATAAATGGATATACGTAACAAGGAAAAGGCCTTCTATTATTTTTTATAGGAGGTTTTTTTGATGGAAGGAACTATGAAATGGTACAGAGGACTGTTCCAACAAATTATAAATGACGGATTGAAGAACAAGGTCAACCAGCGGGACTGTCTGGATCTGCTTCTGAATATGAGAGAGGACTTCACTTTCTCAGAAAACAAGGAAGCCAGAGATTATGCCATGAAAATCAGCAAGTACGCTCATGAGATGGCGGGATATATGGCGGCTCAGACCGGAAGCGGAGAATTTGATGATTTGTACTGGAAGTATTTGCTGTTGGAAGCCCAAAACTATCAGGTGGACAGCGGATTGCTTTATTTGGAGAAGAACAGACTTCCCAAGGAACGATTTTATGAGCCAAGACGGGAAGTGTTCGTAAAACATCAAATTATACAGAGCCTGCAAGATTTAATGGATGATGAATTGGATATATTTGGCTTGAGTGTCCCGCCCGGATGCGGAAAATCCACACTTGAAGATTTTTTTCTTTCACTTGTCGGCGGGTGGTTTCCGAACGATTTCAACCTTTCATCAGCACATAGTAGCATTTTGACACGTTCCCTTTATGATGGTGTGCTTGAAATCATTAACGATCCGGTGGAATATACATGGCATGAGATTTTCCCGACAGTACAGCTTACCAATACCAATGCGAAAGAAACAACTGTAAATCTTGAAAGAAATGGACGATTTAAGACATGGACATTCCGGTCCATAGACGGTTCTCTTACAGGTGCTACCCGATGCAATAGATTTCTTACAGCTGATGACCTTGTATCTGGTATCGAAGAGGCATTGAACAAAAACCGATTAGAAACCCTTTGGACAAAGGTTGTCAATGATTTACGTTCCAGACGATTAGAGGGATGCAAGGAAATTTATATAGCGACTAGGTGGTCGGTACACGATCCAATCGGTAAGCTGCAGCAACTTTATGAAGGAAATACAAAAGCTAAATTCATAGCAATTCCAGCTTTAGACGAAAACGGAGAAAGCAATTTTATGTTTACTGTAAATGGGTTTTCTAAGAAATATTTTATGGATGCTAAAGAGTCCATGGATGATATTTCTTTCAACTGTTTATATCAGCAGCAACCGATCGAAAGAGAAGGATTGCTTCTCCCTGCATCTGAGCTGAGAAGATTTTTCTTTTCAAAAGATCAAGTACCAGAGAAACAAATGCAATTTACTATTTTTCCGGATAGAGAACCAGATGCTATATGGGGCGTGTGTGATACCAAAGATAAGGGAACAGACTTTGAATCATTGCCGATTGCCTATCAGTTTGGAGAAGATTTTTATATTCCGGCAGTAGTGTTTGATGACAATACAGATTACGATACCTTAGACAGGAAAACAGCGGACATAATTATTGAGCATAACCCTCATAAGATGAGGTTTGAGTCGAATCAAGCCGGAGGACGTATTGCAGACAATATCGAAAAAATGGTTAAGGGAAAATGTAGAACAAGTATTGAAACGAAATATACTACAGCGAATAAAGAAACCAAAATACTGGTTAATGCAGACTGGATCAAAAAACATTGCCTCTTTTTAGAACCAAGTCTTTACACGCCGAAATCCGATTATGGATTGTTTATGGGGAATGTTTGCAGCTATACAACAAAAGCGAAAGTGCCTCATGATGACGGAATAGATTCACTCAGTATGTTGGCGGAGTACGTGCAAGATATGTTTGGAAGAAAAGAATCCAGAATCATAAAAAGTCCCTATTAGGAGGTATTAGAATTGAAAAAGAGAGCCTTATCATTACAAAAATATGGGATATCAGCCAAGCGGTATAAGGAACTCTGCGGATTCTGCGAGCAGTATCCGGAATGGAAGGAAGAGTTAGAGGAACTTAAACCTGAGATAAAAGCGCAATGTATAGATGGCATGCCGTATTCGCAAACAAATGCTATCAATGATGAAACCTGTGATTTAGCTATTAAACGGGTAAATGTTTCAAAAAAAATTAAGATGATTGAAGATACAGCAAAAGAAGCATCTCCAGAAATGTGGGAATACATAATCAAATCAGCCTGTTATGAGCAGCCGTTCTGGTATCTTAGGGATATATCTAAAATCCCCATGAGTGAAGCTTCTTTTCTTGACAGAAGACGGTATTTTTTCTACCTTTTGAGCCAAAAACGGTAAAAAGTGAGTTCCTAGGGGACGTTATTCTATTGTATAATAGTATTGTGAAAGAATAAAATGAAGCACTTGGAGAAATCCAGGTGCTTTTATTTTTTAGGAGAAGATATGAATAAATTGAAACAGAAAGAGTCTAAAGCTGAGAAAATCTGGGTTGATATTCCGACATTTTATAAGGACAGAAAATGCGGTTCCGGATTAACTTTCAGCGGAAAGTATGTAGTGCGGAAATAAGGTGGTGAGAATATGCGTCTGCTTGGTAGGCAGAGGATTTATACAGATGCTGATACGATAAATAAGAATAACGTTGTCGATGTATTGCAGAAGGCCTACGCAAAACATAGGCAGAACGTATTAGAAATACAATATCTCATAGATTATGAGCGCGGAGAACAGCCTTTACAGCGGGCAAAAAAAGTCAGACCTGATATTGATATCCAAGTGAATTCCAGCTTGCCGAACTACATTAAAAAGTTCAAGAAAGGATATAACTGGGGAAACCCAATTCTTTTGGTACAGAGAGGAAATAAGGAAATTCATAATACCGATTCAAAAACTGATGATTCTGGTATTTCTGGTCTGAATGAAATGCTCAAGAATGGAGAGGATATTTCATTCAAGGATCAGCGAATGGCAGAGTTTATTGAAATTTGCGGAATCGGGCATAGAATGATTGAACCTAAATCATTCCCAAAAGAAGTAAAAGAAGTTCCAGAATCGCTTGTAAATATTTACACATTGGATTCCAGATTTGCCTTTATGGTATATCAGAATGGCCCGGGGCAAAAAGAAATGATGGGAGTATCCTATGCAAAGCGTTCTGGAAAAAATTATTTCACCTGCTTTACAGATACAGAACGGTTTGAAATCGAAGCAGGGGAAATAAAAAACCATTCGGCTAATATTTTAGGAGAGATTCCGATTGTAGAATATGAGCGGTCGGTTGATCGCACAGGATGCTTCGAACGGAAAATTCAAGAGATTAATGCGCTAAATATTCTGGAATCTGATTTTGCAAATGATGTTAGCCAGCGCACACAGGAACTCTGGTGGGGCGACAACATTGATTTCAAAGAAGATGAGAACGGAAATCCGTTAAAACCAAAATCCGGAGACTGGATCCTCACATACAGCTCTGATGGAAAGATTGCTAAGATTGCTCCATTGTCCAGCACGTTTGATGGGGCAAGTACTTTAAATGCAATAAGCTATCAAAGGACAACCATTCTCCAGGATTGCTACGTACCGATTCAGTATGAGAGTTCTGGTGGTGGTTCTACAGGAACTGCGACAGATATGTCTTCTGGGTGGAGTGCTGCTGAACTGGATGCATTACAAGAGCAGCAGATGACAGAGAGAGGCAAACGGAAAGAACTCGGCCTTGTTTTAAAAGCAATTAAAACCATTCCATCAAGGGTGCTTCCAGCTGATAACCCGATCAGAAAAGTCCATAATAGCGATTGCGATTTCCATTTCAGCCGAAGAAGAAATTATGACCTGATAAACAAGGCTAATTTCCTTGTCCAGTTGGCAAACATCGGAGTTAGCGGACAGCACTTATTTAAGCAGTCAGAGATATTCCCTGATCCGGTTCAGGCATGGATTGATTCAAAGGATACGTTTGAGGCGATTCAAAAGTCTAAAATTTCTGAAACATCGTCAGCTGATACACGGATTTCGGCTGATAGTTCTGACCAGGTTCAAAACAGTCCTATCTTAGACGGCATGAATACTGAAAACAGTAAACAGGCGGTATAAAATGATTACTGGAATAAGAAGTTTTGATGAACTGAATGCTATGGTAGGGCAAAAAAGAAGTGAGCCATATGAAACCTATTTCGGAGAAATGGACTTAACGGAATCTGAAATAAAGAAACGAATTGCACTGGCAGAAAAGCTGGAAGAACGATTTCTTTTTACACTGGTTTTATTATTTACGATGGTTCAATATAATTCCGTGAATTACGAACGTGCGAGGAAAGAATTTGAATCCGGATACCTAAGAGCTATCAGCGGAACCATCACTGCTGATAATTATATCAAGCAATATATCAAGAATTTTTCTTACAACATAATAGATTCAACGAAAGCTCATGCGGATGATGCATACTACTATTCATCTGACAGGGCTATTTTTATGGCTGAAAATGAATCATTGACCTGTTGGAATCATCAGGATTTTTCAGATGCAGTCAAAACTGGGAAAACCAGAAAGCAGTGGATGGATATCAGGGATAAAAAAGAGAGGGAGACTCATTTACAGGTCGGAAGAACCGTAAAACCGATTGAGGAGCCGTTCTTTGTTGGAGATTCACTTATGCAATATCCAAAAGATACTTCTTTAGGAGCTAGCAGTTCTGAGATAGTCAACTGCCGCTGCACAATTCGATATTTTTAGTTAAGTGGCACTTAGGAAACTAGGTGCTTTTCATATGTCTGGAGAAGAGACATTAATCGGAGCAACGTCAAGAGAAATGACGTAAAACAGAGCAAATTTAAAAGTCAGAGAAAGACTATAACGAGCAGAAAGGTAGAAAAGAACATGAAGTATATGAACAATCACTTTGGGAAGACAAATAAGTTTCCGATGAATTTACAGTTATTCGCGGAATCTGGAGCAGATAGCGGAGAGAACACAGAGCCAGATGCCGGCGCAGAAGATGGTGGAGAGAATCCTTCTGTAGAAGAGCTTTTAGCTCAGCTTGCCGAAGAAAGAGCCAAGAGTGCCAGACTTCAGAACGAGAAAGACAGCGCATCCAGTGAAGCGGCAAACTTCAAAAAACAACTTCGTGCAAAAATGACAGCCAACGAGCAGGAAGAAGCAGCTAAAGCAGAGGCAGAGGCGGCTAAGGACGCTAAAATTCAGGAACTTGAAACAAAATTCCGTCTTATGGACTACAGCAAACGGTTCATGGGCGTTGGAATGGATGAAACATCGGCCACAGAACTGGCAGGCCTGACCGGAGAGATCGCAGAACCAGATAAGTTCTTTTCTGCACTAGATAAATTCGTAAAAGCAACTATTAAAAAAGCCGGTGAAGATTCCGTGGAGGCTCTCATTAAGAGCAATCCTAGCATTAAAGCTGGAAACGGGGACGGAGCCGGAGAATCACTGGCAGTTCGAAAAGCCAAAGAGCTTGCCGGAGGTGTGAGAACAGTAAATCAGGATATTCTTAAAAATTATCTGTAGGAGGAATGAATAATGGCAAGAGGAGATATGAGAGTTGACACTCTGAAGGTTAGCGCAGAGGAAGAGATTCTTAACAGGAAGGAATTCCAGGCAGTGGCAAACACTGTGGATTTTTCCGATGTTGAAACAAAAGATGCAAATGGTTTAAAGGTTGTGAAGGCCGGTACTCCAGTAGACAAGGATGGAAAACCGGTTACAACTACTCCGTGGACGAATGCTTACGGAATTCTGCTTCACGACGTGTATGAGGACAGACCACAGACTGCAGTTCTGAAGCAGGCCTATGTACATACAACACGGGCAAAGGCAAATTGCAACGTCAACTACGATGGCGATTTAGTGAAGGCTTTAAACTTAGCCGGATGCCGTATCGTATTTGAGGAACCTGTGATTCTGGCGTCTGCCGGAGCTTAAAAAACAATTTCCGATTTTTTAAAATTGCTAACCCCGAACAGCTAAGGGGTAGAAAGGATTGATAGAATGAGATTTACAGATTTATTTTCTGCTGAGGCAGTAGCATATAGACAGACTTCCAACGTGAGTAATCGTATGCCGTATGTTGGACAGGCTTTTTTTCCAAATAAGAAGAAAATGGGCATTGACCTCAAATTAATTAAGGCTCACAAGGGGCTTGGCATTGCGTTAAAGCCATCCGCACTTGATTCTCTGGCTACCATCAGACCGAGAAAGGGATTTGAATCCATCACACAGGAGATGCCATTCTTCCGTGAGTCGATGACAATTAAGGAGCAGGATTTAGCAGAAATTCAGAGAGCGCAGGAATCCAATGATCCATACTTAAATGAGGTCCTTGAAAACATTTACAATGATGCTGATGAGCTGATTACTGGTGCAGAGATTTCTGTTGAGCGCATGAGGATGAATCTTCTGGCTCCGCTTGAGGGAGATATGAAACTTACCATCGGAATGGCTGACAACACTCTGTACAGCTATAATTACGACTCTGATGGAAGCTGGAAAAAAACTAACTACATGGCCATTACAACTGAGAATGATAAGTGGAGCAAGCCGGAAACAGCAAAACCGCTTAACGATATTCAGAAAGCCAAAGAGTCACTTGCGGATGTTGGCGTAATTGCTACATACGCCATGATGACAAGTAAGACACTTAACTATCTGGTCGAATCTTCCCAGATTAGAAATGTCTTCATTACGACTACTGGAAAACCTGTAGACTTTGTTGATACCGAGATGGTTAAGGAGCTGTTCAAACGTAAAACTGGCCTGACACCAATTATCAATGATAAGAAATTCGTTGACTATGATGGCAAGCAAAAGGGATTCTTCCCGGACGACTATGTTTCTGTCATCGGCGCAGGAATCCTCGGAAATACATGGTATGGCGTAACACCAGAGGAAAGAACACTGCTCGGAGATCCGAAGGTTGATGTTTCCATTCTTGACACTGGCGTGGCAGTTGCAGTTCAGACTACGTATGGCCCGCCAGTACAGTACTCTACAACAGCTTCTCAGATTGTACTTCCGTCTTACGAGGGAATGGACAGTGTATACGTTATGAAGGTTGCCTAAAGGGGGATTGCTCTTATGGTGTACGATCATGTAGTTAAATCAAATGGAGAATATTATCCGGCAGGAACAGATGTTCCGGAACAGGTAAAGGAAACTTCAACTCTTCCTTTTTCTGATTCCGATATTACATTGGAGACTGAGCCTGTCAAAAAAGGCCGCCCAAGAAAAACCAGCTAAGGAGATAAAACATGGAAGAACTGCTTCGAGAACTAATTGAATACATTGGAGACGATTATTGCCCGGAGCAGGATTCTTTCCTGCTTATGCTTCTGTCTGATGCGACAGATGAGGTTGTGTCGGAAATGTATCCGTATGGATTTTCTTCTGATAAAGAAGAATTGTCCATACGAGAACGGGCATTGAAAAGATATAAGAGCAAAATACGAAAGATTGCTCAATATCATTATGATAAGCAAGGAAGAGAAGGGACAGTTTCATGGTCTGAGAATGGCACAAGTGTATCATATAACAGTTCTGGGACTCCTTCCAGTTACTTGCATGGAATTATCCCAATGGCCAAAATTGTTTAAAAAGACGGTGCGTATTCAGTTCCTCCCGGCTGAATGCAGGGACGTTTCGTGAGGTGGAGGGGAGAAACGAGTCTTTTAAGGGAGAATAATTGAAAGGTATAATCTTTATGGGATGTGAAAATGGTTGCATTAACGAGCAGAGAATAAGTGCCCTAAAAAATGAATTAGATGCTCTTAAAGAAAAAAATTCTTCAGATCATGAAAAATTTTTTAATCGAATTGAAGAAAATAAAGAGAAGATGGTTGAATCTCAGGCTGACCGGAAGCATATCCGAGAACAGTTAGACGAAATCGGAGGAGATGTAAAAACTCTGATGCAAACACCAGCCAAGCGTTATGAAACGATTGCAGCCAGTGTATTAACTGGAATTATTGGCGCATTAATCGGTTTTATCATGAACGGCATATTGCCGATATAGGAATAGAATTCCACTGGATGGGAGGGAAGGTGGAATGAATAGAAGTAAGCAAATAAAGGTGTGTAATTTCACACGAAAAGAGATAGAAGTGTTTCTTCAAAGGGCAAATTTTACACCTGATGAAGAAACACTTTTTTTGTTAAGGAGTAAAGATTATACATTAGAAGAATCGGCAGAAGAAATGAATATCAGCAGTAAAACCGCCTATAGAATCAACAAGAGGATAAAACAGAAAATTATTAAGGTTTGTATGGAAGAATATGGGTAGCTGTCCATATATAGGCTAATATCTGTCCTGTTGAAATCCAAGTTTCTATCTTATAATTAAGATAGAAAAGCAAGGGAGGATATGATATGCAACCTTATCCAACATTCCAAAATTATGGCTATGGAAATAATCAGTATGGCTATCCACAGCAGCCTACAGTACCGTATCAGGATAGATTAGCACAGCTTCAGAATCAGTATAATCAAACGATTCCATACAGTCAACCTATGGTTCAGCAACAGCAACCAGCTGTATTAAACGGCCAGATGGTTGGAAGTTTGGACGAAGTAAAAGGAAAGGATGTAGATTTATCTGGTTCCCCCACATGGTATCCTAAAGTCGATGGAACAGAAGTATACAGAAAACAGCTTCAGCCGGATGGCACAAGCAAAATCCTTACCTACCGGCTATCTCAGGACGGTATGCAGGAACAACCGAAACAGATGATTGATGCGGATGTACTCAATACTCTTTTAGGACAGCTGAAACAGGATTTAATGACTGAAATTTCTGGAATCAAGGATATGTTTCCAACGCAAATGTCAGAAACATCAGAAGATTCCAAGACAGCGAAGGGAGGTAGCCAGAAATGATGAATTTACCACCTTCAATTCAGCAAAGAATGCAGCAAATGATTCAGCAGAGATATGGAACACCTGAAAATATGTTGAATGATATGAAAAAGTTTGCTGGAAATAATCCTGCATTAAAAAATGCCTTGGATTTATTTGAAAAAGGCGATACAAAAGGACTGGAACAAATCCAGAACAATTTATTTGAACAGAAGAAAATAAATCCTATGAACTTGATGAAAAACTTTTTTGGTATGAAATAAATATGGCAAACACGCCATCTCCTCAAAATTGAGTGATTAAAAACGCTACAATTTTGGAGTCAGCCCGGGATGTCTCCGATTTGTATAAAATATGAAGATTGGAGACAAATATTATGATGAATGGAAGTAATTATAGTCTTAGCGATATTGCCGCTGCTACAGGCTCTAATCGTGATGGAAACGGCATGTGGAGTGGAGACTGGGCTAGCTGGATAATCCTGTTTCTCATTTTCGGTATGTTTGGCTGGGGCGGCTTCGGAGGTTTTGGCGGTGGCTTCGGTGGTGGAGCAAACAATCCGGGATTGCAAGGACTGGCAACACGTTCTGATATTAACGAAGGATTTGCCCTGAACGGAATCGAGCGTTCCCTTGCAGGAATCACTCAGGGAATCTGCGACAGTACCTATGGTCTAACCGCGGCAATCAATAATGGTTTCTCTGCAAACCAGTTGCAGCTTTGCAACGGATTCAATGGCGTAAATCAGGGATTCAATGCTTTACAGGCTCAGCTGGCTCAGTGCTGCTGCGACAATCGTGAAGCAATTTCACAGGTTCGGTATGACATGGCTACACAGGCTTGCGATACCAGAAATACAATTCAGAACACAACCAGAGATATTCTGGAAAATAACAACAGCAATACAAGAGCCATCCTTGACTTCTTAACTCAGGATAAGCTGGCTACCTTACAGGCAGAGAACCAGAATCTCAAGCTGGCAGCTTCTCAGGCTAACCAGAATGCAGTTCTGCAGGCGGCTATGACTGCTAATACAGCGGAGATCATCCGTAGAACCGGAAATGATTGTCCGATTCCGGCTTATGTGGTTCCTAACCCGAATTGCTGCTATGGAAACCCGCTTGGCGTAAACTATGGCTACAATCAGAGCTGCGGCGGTTGCTGCTAAGTAATTCACCGTTAGAGGTTGACTAATTTCTAAGAGGTGGGTTACGGCTCACCTCTTATTTGATTGAGAGGTAGAAAATATGGCTTGTAATAATGTATGTAAGATGTGTGATAAATTAATTCTGTCCGAATTCGTAGCATTTACCGGAGGTAATCTGGTCATTACAATTCCGGCTGGAAGTTATCAGGATGGATGCAAATATTGTATCGTTGTCGCACAGAGAATCCCGGATGAAACAACAATCGTTGCACCGGTAGTTATTGAAATCTCTGGTGGAACAGAGCAATATCCCCTTACAAAAGCTGGATGTCAGCAGGTAACGGCATGTGGTATCAGAACTCGTACAAAATATAGTGTTGTGGTATCTACAAACGCAACAGGCGGTGTATTTAGGATGCTTGGTAAACCGTACTGCACACCGGATAATAGATTAACTGCTATTAACGGTACAGCACCAACGCCAACTCCTGCACCAGGACCAGCGGCGGCAGTAGTAAGAAAGGGGGATAAGTAGTATTATGCATAAGTTCGCAGAGAAGATCATGGAATGTGTGAAATCCAAAGTCGAAGCCAGAGGGATTGATAACGTAAGTTATGAAGAAGCCAAGGAGCTTGGCGAGTGGGTTGACATTGCAAAAGATATCGTTTGCTACGATAAAGACATGAGACTTATTGAAGCAATGGACGAAGAAGAAAAATATGGAGATATGGACTATCGCATGGGATATCGCGGCAGAGATTCCAAGGGAAGATTTGTTCACAGACCGGGAAGAGGGCGTTCCGCAGGGTATACGCCGTACGTTCATATGATGCCACCTTTCATGGATGGTATGTATGATGAATATGATGGTATGATGCCGGAAGATTACCGTATGGGTTATTCAGATGGTAGAGGTGGACGTTCTGGAAACTCCGGTAATTCTGGAAACTATGGTAATAGTGGAGGACAGGAAAGTAACTCGGGAAGATACGGATATTCCGAAGGAAACCGCGGCGGTTCCAGATATGGAGAAAGCTATGATGATTACCGGAAAGCCAGACGCCATTATACCGAAACCAAATCTCCTGAACATCAGAAAGAGATGCGCGAGAAGATAGGGGAAGTTTTCGATGATATGGAATCCATTACTATTGATATGGTAAAAGACATGACGCCAGAAGATAAGCAGAAATATCAGCTTAAACTTCAGAAGATGATGCAGAAGATTCAGTAATAGAAAAAGGGCTTGCTGTTTTTACAGTAGGCTCTTTTCTATATAGAAATTTTGGAGGGATATATGCAGGATTGCAAAGTAAACATTCTAGGTACAGAATGGACAATCAAATTTGGAAGCGAAGAAGAATATCCGGCATTAAATGGAATTGACGGATACGCAGATTCTTCCGAAAAAGAAATCGTTGTAGATAACATGGAAAAGAGCAAAGGACAACCTGATGCAAAAGGGAATCTTGAACGATACCAGAAAGAAGTTTTGCGCCATGAGCTTGTTCATGCCTTTATGTCGGAATCTGGTTTGGAACATAATTTTGAGCATAAGCCGATTGGAATTGAAGAAACAATGGTGGATTGGATTGCTATTCAGTCCCCGAAGATGTTTAAGGTATTTCAGGAGTTGGACATTTTGTAAGGTGGTGGTTTAAATGTTGAAGCGGTTTGCAATCAATAATTCCATATGGAGAGTTATCACAGTTCCTCCAAACAGCGAGTATCTATGGGATAGAACTGGGAATTTAACGGTTGCAACAACAGACCCTAAAGAACATTGTATCTTTGTTTCGGAAGCTATTTATGGAGACTTTTTATTACGTGTGCTAATACATGAAATCACTCATGTTGTATTATGGGAATATAAAATCATAGAAAAGATACACATGTATTGTTTTCCGGAGTTCCGTATACCTATGGAGGAGGAAATATGCAATATTCTTGCAGATTATGGACGTATGGTTTATGAGACTTCATATAGGATTTTAGGCGGAAAAGCAATATTTACAGTACCATATGAATTGGAAAGGTTGGTGGCATAATGCGAAGTCCATCAAGATTAAAACAGAAAGTATGGGTTTCTAAAATCGAGGAAGTAATTGAGGGAATTGACACAGTACATAAATACAGTAAACCAACTATGAAGCGGTTTACTGTATCGGCAACCGCCGGAACACCAGAAGAGATTTCTGCCGGAATTGTGCCGACATATGACAGATATATTACTTCTTATGATAGGGATTTTAAGCCGGAAGAAGGTATGGCTGTTTGGGTTGATAAGATTCCGCAGATTGATGATTTGGGGAATTTGATTATGTCGGAGGATGGAATTACACCAGTAACACCGCCGGATTATACATTAAAAAAGATAATTGATACCGCAAAAGGTAGCGTTGCCAGATATGGTATTAAGAAAGTGGGAGGTTCGGAATAGTGGCGAGATATAAAACAAAACCATGTGAGATTGAAGCATTAGAATGGAACGGACATAACTTAGAGGAAATCAAAGAATTTGTAGGAGATTCTTTGATGTATGACATTATTGATACGGCGTGGCAGGTTGGAAAAGGGATTCCGCATATCAATATGAAAATCAAAACTCTTGAAGGGGATATGATTGCTTCTAAAGGAGATTTTATTATCAAAGGACTTAGAGGGGAGTTCTACCCTTGCAAACCTGATGTGTTTCATAAGAAGTATGAGTTGGTGGAGTAAATGGCAAAGAAAATAAGTATATTGCTGTCATCAAAATCAATCCAGAATGCAATAAATGAGGTTCGGAAGTACCAGAGAGAACTTATTGACAAGAATGAATTGTTTGTCCGTAGGATAGCTGAATTAGGTATTCCGGTTATCGACCAGAACATAGCGGCAGCACAGGGAGATTCCGATAAAAACCATAATACCTATATCAAAATAAATTCTTTTGGAAGCTATTCAGAAGCCAAACTTGTGGTTGAGGGCGTTGATCTTCTTTTTATAGAATTCGGAGCCGGAATTCACTACAATGGTTCTGCCGGAACAAGTCCGCACCCAAAAGGGGAAGAATTTGGATATACCATTGGTTCTTATGGGAAAGGACAAGGTTCAAAAGATTTCTGGTTTTATTATGCTGATACCGGCGAGGCAGTAATGTCACACGGTACTCAATCCACCATGCCTGTTTATCGGGCGAGCCAAGAAATTATCCAGAATATCCGCAGAATTGCAAGGGAGGTGTTTGGGAGTTGATAACAGTAGAAAACCCTGTATCAAAAGTATATTCTACCTGGTCTGCGTCCATTGAAAAGAAAGTGGGGAAAGGTAATTTCTCTATGAGCCAAAGCGGAACACTGGCTTCTAACAAGACAAAATACGCAAGAATCTTTATGATGGGTAATCCAGGGAACGCATGGGACTTGGCGGGAGATGAATGTGCTACTATGCCATCTTTTCAAGTAGATTCCTTTGCGAAAGGAACTAAGGCATTGTCAGAGGTTTATGTCATTGATGATGTAAGCCATAAGGCTATGGTTGGAATGGGTTTCCGAAGAAGTTACGGGCCAGAGTTGATAGAAAATGCTGACAGTAGCATAAAACGATTAGTCAGCCGGTATAGTCGCGTATACACAGGTCAGCTTTTGGGAGAATGATTATGGTTGCATTTGTAAAAGCAATTATTTTGAATTTGTCTGTTTATGCTGTATGATACTATCTGGAATACAAACAATTCGGGACTTTACAATGAGATAGGAAGTGTGATGATGTGGTAGCGGTCATTTATTTCCTTATTACATGGTATTTATTTGCAAAAAAGTGAGTTCCAACGACTACTAAAAATGGTTTATAATAATAACATGAGATTAGGACATCTGGAAACAGGTGTCTATTTTTATGCAAAGAAAGGCGGATTTTATGATGAAAGCTATGTTATCACAGCCAATGGCAGGAAAGACGGATGAGGAAATTATTGCTACCAGAGAAAAGGCCATTAAAGCTTTGAAAGAAAAGGGTTATGAAATTATCAATACCCTATTTACAGATGAATGGTACAGCAAAGAGAGTATGGAAGAACGTGGCGTTGTCCAGATTCCATTATGTTTCCTTGCAAAGTCACTTGAAAATATGTCCTTATGCCATGCGGCATATTTTTGTAAGGGATGGGAAAATGCCAGAGGTTGCCGTATTGAACATGAAGCTGCAAAGGCATATGGACTGGACATTATTTATGAAGAGTAGGAAAGGAGAATGAGCATGGATTTTGCAGGAGTAGCAAGCGTAGTAGGAATTACAGTTATCTGTTATCTGGCCGGAATGATTGCCAAGGCAACCGCAGTTGACAACAAGTGGATCCCGGTTATTGTTGGAATCGCTGGCGCGGTTCTTGGCGTGGCTGGAATGTATGTTATTAAGGACTTCCCGGCAACCGATGTGATTAATGCACTGGCAGTTGGAATTGTCAGCGGACTTGCCAGCACAGGAGCAGATCAGATCGCGAAGATTTCCAAGCATTAGAAAGGGTTGGTGATCCACTTTTTATCTCCCTGCATGAGGGTTAGATTGCAACTGTTTGGAAATTCCGAACAGTTCAAAAATGTAATTGATTTTGGACTAAAAATATTATAGTTCTGACCACTGTACCTTATTGGGCGGTGGTTTTTTTGTTGGAAAGAAAGGAAGTTAAAAGTATGAGCGAGAAGAATATTTGTCCAGTACATGGTGAAATGAATGCGAATGATTGTCACAATTACAGTACTAAAAAGGCAGAACTTTTAGGACATCCGGAGTGGGCAGTTGACGCAGAAAACTGCAACTGCGATGTTGGAACCACAGGCCCGGCCTTAACTGGCGGAAATGTACCGACTGGCCCTGCAGCAGATAAGCCAACAGGACCAGCAACAGAAATCTAAAAATGAATTGACCGGCTACCAGACAGGTGGCTGTTGACCCCTTAAAGTTTTGGGGTGGAAAGGAGTTATTATGGCAGCAGCCGTACCGGGTTTATCAACCCTTGGAATTACACTCAGTTATGGAGTTGAAACAGTGTCAGGACAGAAGCCTACAACCTTTACGGTGCTTCACAGATGTAATGACATTCCAGAAATTACACTGGAAACAGAAACGATTGACGCTTCTGCTCTGGAAGATTTACAGTCCAGATATATTGCTGGTAGACAGGATACAGGTGGAGAGTGGGGTCCTGTGTTCAACTTAACAGAAGAGGTTATCGCAGAACTTGATAAGATGATGAAAGCGGCAGAAACAGGGCTTAAATCCGGTTTCAGAACATGGTTCCAGGTTATTGTTCCGAACCTTACAAAGGCATTCTTTGTTGTTGGTCAGCCAGGAAGCAAGATTCCTTTACCGGCAATGGCACAAAATGAGCTTCTGACAGGTGCAATCAGTATCGCAATTGACGAATACGTTGGTCTCGACACTAAGGTTGAGCCGACAGGTGTAGAAGAGCCTTAAAATCTTTAAATCGGGAGGAAAAATAAATGTATAAAGTTTTACAGATTGGCGGAAAAGATTATAAGCTGGAGTACTCTATTGAGGCATCCTTATATGCGGACTGCACAGCAAGCCTTACTGGACTGATGACAGAAATCCAAATTGCCGGAGATAGCAAGGATATTAAACGAATCGTATCTGAACTGTCCAATATCCCTCAGACCACTTTAACTATTTTTTATGCCGGCCTTATGGAGCATCATGGCGTGCATCCGGATGGTGATGGATCTGTTCCAGATATCCAGACGGCAAAACATCTGATTGCCCAGTATTTGAAAGAACATTCGGAAGATGATACAGGAAACTTTTTCGGCATCATGCAGATGTGCATTGAGCAGATGGGAGAGGACGGTTTTTTCAAACTGACCGGTCTGGAGGGCATGATGAATCAGTTCAGTCAGACTGCGAAACCGAATCGTGCTACCAGACGAGCCGAAGCAAAAGCTTCCGGGAAATAATTCTGGATGAATTACTTCCTTCGGCCATTGATGTCGGAATAACAGAAAAAGAGTTTTTCCATATGACTCCCAGAGCAATCCGATTAAGGATAGAACGATTCTGGAAGCGTGAAAAGCAGAAGCAAAAGCAGATGGAATACTATGCTTGGCTGACAGGGTATTTTAATCAATATGCTATCGGGGCATCTATGAGTAAAAAGATAAAATATCCAAAAAATCCGCTTGAAGAAACTCCGGTTATTGATGACAGCATGGAACTGACGGAGGAAGAGAAAGACAAGTACAGAATGCAGTTTTTAAAGCGTCTCCAGAGAATGGAGAACCGTTTTAATAAGAATCAGGGCGAGTAGATGTCAAAGTCTATTCGCCCTTTTTTTGACTATTCATAGGGAATGGTCATTGCCCTCAAAAAGTTAGGAGGTAGAAAATGGCAGATAATACAATAGATTCCTTGGTGTTGGAAATCAGCTCTAATTCCAAAGGGGCCGAAAAAGCACTGGATAAATTATCAATTTCTTTACAAAAAATGTCCAATTCTTTAGGAGGCATGAATACGGCAAAATTCATGTACATTTCTAAAGGAATTAGAGAGATGTCCTCTTCGTTAGCTGGATTTTCGTCTAATGTGAAGTTAGCGGATTTTAACAGGGTATCTAATGGCTTGAATAAAATTGCCGCAATTGACGCTGCTGGAGTTCGTTCGACTGCAGTTGCCATGAACGGCCTGATGAAAAGCCTTAATAATTTGACTTTCCTGAATTTTGATATTAAGGGAATAACAGATGTTGCGAATGGAATCGCTAAGCTTGGACGTGGAACAGTTACCCAGGCTGCAACTAATATCCCGGCATTAACGCAATCGTTAAAGGGGCTTGCGAACGGAATAAAGGGGTTAAAGATAGATTTCGATATTTCCGGCCTTGCCCAGCTCACAACAGCCATTCAGAAACTTGGAAGCAAATCAGCGACAAAAGCGGCGGAATCCAATATCATTGCTCTTGGAAATGCACTACGGGAAATGATGTCGGTTTTATCAAAAGCTCCAACCGTTAGTCAGAATGCGATCCAGATGACGCAATCTCTGGCACAACTGGCCGCTGCAGGAGGACGAGCCGGAACCGCAAGCAGGAGCTTGGTAAGCAGCTTTAATACACTTCCGGCATCTGCTTCAAAGACTCACAAAAGCTTTTCTGGGTTAGCCGGTGCGATTGGAAAATTCTATGCCACATACTGGATTTTTCTTCGTGCTATGGGCGGGTTCAAAAAAGCAATCGACATTTCCTCTGACCTGACAGAGGTTCAGAACGTGGTGGATGTCACGTTCGGCGAGATGGCTGATACTATGAATGAGTTTGCAGACTCTGCATTACAAAATTACGGTATGTCGGAACTCATGGCAAAGCAGATCGCCAGCCGATTCCAGGCAATGGGCGTTTCTATGGGATTTGCTCAGGGAAAAATGTCTGAGATGTCCATTGAGCTTACCAAACTAACCGGAGATATGGCTTCGTTCTATAACGAGTCGCAGGAAAGTGTGGCAAAGGCTTTACAGTCTATCTTTACGGGAGAAACCGAACCTATGCGCCGCTTCGGTCTCGATTTATCCTTTGCAACCGTAGAAGCATGGGCGTTGGCAAATGGCCTTGAAGCTGATATGCAGAAGATGACGCAGGCAGAAAAGACCATGCTTCGTTATCAGTATGTTCTGGCAAATACTGGGGCAGCATCCGGGGATTTCCTCCGGACGATAAATTCCTGGCATAATCAGCTTGTACTTTTGGCAGGTGGCTTTCAGCAATTAGGTTCTATTGTCGGTGGTGTTCTCATTAACGCCTTTAAGCCCTTTATCCAAGCGTTAAACAACGTAATGGGAGCTGTCATTAACTTCGCACAGGTGGTTTCTGACGCGCTGGGAGCAATCTTCGGTTGGGAATATCAGACCGGAGGCGGTGTGGCACAAGACCTTGAAGCTGGTGCTGGAGCAGCACAGGACATTGAGGACGCAACTGGCGGTGCAGCCGATAATGCTAAAAAATTAAATAAGTATATCGCTGGTTGGCATGAAGTAAATAACATGACTTCCAATAAAGATTCCGGAGGTTCTGGTGGCGGTGGTGGAGCTGGTGGCGGAGGCCTTGCAGACGCTGATGGTGGTAAGTGGATACAAAAGGAATCCTTGTGGGAGAAATATACTAGCAGCATTGATTCCTTGTATGAGCTGGGAGATTATATCAGTGGTGTTCTCACGGACGCAATGAACTCCATTGACTGGAATAAGGTGTACGAAAGTGCAAGAAACTTCGGTTCGGGGCTGGCTTCGTTTTTGAATGGACTGATTACCCCAGAATTATTTGGGGCCACGGGGCAAACCATAGCAGGCGCGCTGAATATGGCTATTTATGCCGCCTTATCATTCGGAGAAACATTTGACTGGTCAAATTTTGGCGAATCTATTGCTTCTGGAATCAATAATTTCTTTGCTACGTTTGATTTTGCTTCATTAGCTGGAACGATTAATACCTGGTCAAAAGGTATTTTGGACGCAATTATATCCGGAATTAATACTGTAGATTGGAACTTAATAGGAACGCAGATTGGAACATTTCTACTGAAAATAGATTTCACTGAAATAGCCAGTAAAATTGGAAAAGCCATTTGGAAAGCTATTAATTCTGGGTTTAAACTATACGAAGGAATGTTTGAAACAGCTCCGTTAGAAACAGCATTGCTTACATTAGTTGGAGTTACAAAACTACTAAAATCCAATAACATCAAAAATTTTATTAAAGCTGTATCCGATGGAATTTCGACGACTATTAATTTTGGAAAAGCTTTATCTGGTAGTAGCGCAGCATTAGAGACTATTCGAGCGGTATCGCCAAAGGCAGCTAAAATGATAGACACATTAAGAGGCTCTTTGACTTACTTACAAGCTGGATTTGAAATAGGAGCGCCTATCAAAGGCTTTACAAGCGCGATAGATCACATTAGAACCAATTTAACAGGAATGGACAAACTTGTAATTGGAGCAGCCGCATCTTTTGGAGAGTTTTTTGTAGTTAAAGACTCTATGAAAGATTTGGCTACCGGAACTGGCGATGTATTAACTAATATTTTAGAGTTAGTTTCAAGCGCAGGTTTAGCCGGAGCTGCAATGTATACAGCTTTTGGTCCTGCTGGTGCAGCTTTCGCGGCAGTAACAGCATTAGCTGCAGCCTTAGCTGGATTATATGATGGCTTAACCGAGAATAAGGAATTAGAAAACTGGAAAAAAGATTTTTTAGACGGCTTAGAAGAAATAGATAAAAAAAGTGAAACAATAAAAAACTCGCTTTCAAATCTAAAAGCTGATTATGATGAAACCGGACTTGCTCAAGCTCAAATGGCCAAAGACATGGCTCAAAAATACGAAGAACTTTATAATAAACTAAATCCAACAGCAGAAGAAGTTGCTAAAATGAAGCAATATAGTTCTGATTTAGTTAATATGTATCCAGAACTGGAACAGTATTTTAATAGTGAAACAGGATTGTTGGAAACCAACCGAGATGAGATCCAAAAAACTATTGATAAACAACTTGAGTTAGTTAAATCCAAAGCCGCATTATCAGCATTAGAAGAATCATATGTGCAACAAATGAAAGCATCCCAGAATTTAGCTAATGCTAAGGAAGAAGAGAAAACGGCATATGAGGAACTGAGAAAAGCACATGAAGAATATAGCGCCTACTTAGAATCACATCCAACTTATGCTCAAACAGGTGCGCAAAGTCTTTTTGAAGGAGATGTTTTCGGAGTCGAAGCCAAGAAACTGCAAGATGCTGTGGCAATTGCCGCGGAAGCTGTAACAGCGGCTAAAACTAGTGTATCAGAAGCACAATCGGTATACGATGCGACCGGAAAAAGTATTTCTGATTTTGCAGAATCATACGAGCAATCCGCTTATAAAACATCGGTGACATCTGAAAATGTGAAAAAAATTTTTGACGACCTTAAATCCGGAGTAGAAGTGTCAGCCCCTGTGTTAAAAGCTGCTTTTAGCACTATTGGCATCGAACTTCCGAATGAAATAATTAATAGCTTTTCTGGTAAAAGTTCCGAATTGAAACAAAAAACGATAGATTTACTATCTGGTCTTTCTGAAGGAAAAGAACTTTCATCCGAACAGTTATTACAAACTTTTTCTTCCTTTGGAATAGAACTTCCAGATGCTATGATAACTGCACTGTCAGGAAAAAATTCTGATGTACAGCAAGCCGCAATCAGTTTGCTGGGGCAAATTTCGGCGGCATCAGAGTCAGAACGCGAACCTCTTATAGAAGAATTTAATAGTTTAGGTGTTGGCGTGATAGATGATGGAATTGTAGCATCTATGAACTCATCCGACAATCAAAACCGGGCTAAAACTTCTGTACAGGGACTTTTTACTGTAGTTAAAAATGCCGTAATTGGTGAACGTGAACCACTCAAGACAGAAGGAAAAGAAGATGGTAAGCAATTAGTAGAGGGAACCAATAGCGGAATTCGTGATAACCAGGGAAGTACAAAAGGAGTTATTGGCACTTGGGTATCTAATATTACTAACTGGTTTACCGATTTCTTAGGAATTGCTTCTCCATCGAAAGTGTTCCGAAGTTTTGGAGGATATACCGTTGAGGGCTTTAATGAAGGCCTTGAGAGAGAAATGGGTTCCACTTACTCGTTAATAGATCGATGGTCTAGCGGAATTACAGATGGCTTTAATGTAGAGATTCCACGCTTGGACTTAGAAGTTCCCAAACCAAGTTTTTCTTCATCTTCTTATAATGCTGGCGATCTGCAAACTACCATGCGGATGGAAATGGATGCAAGAATGGCCAGACAACAATCTGAACTAAAGCAACAAAATAAGCTCCTTCAGGAGCAGAATGAGCTTCTTAGAGGTATTTATAATAAGCCTGTATTGTCAGACGACGATGTATTCAATGCCACCCGCCGGGGGCAGAATCGGTTCGCCAAAAGGACATTCAAGACTGGCTGGGCTGGAATTGATTAAGTGACATTTGACAAACCTGTCAAAGGTGTGCTATCATCTATCCACAACTTAATGATAGCAAAAGCGCATTGGAGCTAGGAAGCCCTGGAAAACACAGCTAGTCGGTTGGATTATTGAATCCGTAAAGTAGGCCGACCCGGGAGCTTTACTAGCTCCTTTTTGCATTTTTTAGGGAATATTCCTTCGGGATTTCCGAATAGATGTGCGACTCATAGCCGGGTATGCTCCGGCAGCACTTCAGATCATCGGGCGGCCAGCGAAATGCGAAACCGCCCAGTAAAAGTGAAAGGAGTGCGGAATATGCACGAAGTATCGAACATTTTTACAAAAGAGAAAACCATTTCTTCATTGGAAGTAGCTGAGATGGTAGAAACTGAGCACTGGAAGTTATTAAGAAAGCTGGAAGGAGATCAGAAATCAGTTGGAATTATAAAAATTTTAACTGACAACAATTTCGTGGTGAGTGATTATTTCATTCTTTCCTCCTACAAAGATTCCAGTGGGAAGGAAAATAAATGCTATAATATCACAAAGCTAGGCTGTGACTTTCTTGCTAACAAATTTACTGGGGAAAAGGGAATTTTATTCACGGCAAAGTATGTAAAACGTTTCCACGATATGGAAGAACAGTTAAAGCCAAAGTCCTCCGCAGAAATGCTCTTAATATATGCCCAGCAATTCTATGAGCAGGAGCAGAGATTGCAGAGCGTAGAACATAATATAAAGCAGATAGAAGCTAAGATTACGACCCACGATGAAAATTACTATACGATTGCCGGATATGCCAGCCTGAGAGGAATCCGGGTAGATGTAAACCGGGCGAATATGTATGGGCGCAAGGCCAGTAAATTGTCCAAAGAATATGGATATGATGTGACTAAAACACAGGATCCGCGGTTCGGAACTGTAAACATGTATCATGTAGATATTTTGAAGGATATTTTTAGCTGATTGCGGAGGTTATATTATGCAGGAATTGAAAGTAATTGAAAACGAACTTGTTCCAGTATATGAGACAAGCACTGGAGAAAAGGTTGTTTATGGTTCAGAACTTCATGCAGTGTTAAAAGTGAAAAGTCGGTTTAATGATTGGATTCGTAATCGTTTAAATGATTGTGAAGCAGCAGAAAATGAAGATTATGAATCGTTTACTAAAAATTTAGTAAGCGGTGGGCAGTCAAAAGAGTACTTAATCAAACTCGACATCGCCAAGGAAATGGCAATGCTGGAACGGAATGAGAAAGGCAAACAGGTGCGTCGGTACTTCATCCAGGTGGAGAAGAAGTATAAAGAGAAATTGAAGCCAAAAGTTCCACAAACATATCTTGAGGCATTAAAGGAACTTGTTGCTGTATTTGGTTTGAATTGTAAGAAGGTGGCGGCATGAATGAATTGAAAGTGATGAATATTGAAGGTATTGAATGTTACGAGAAGAATGGAACAGCGTATTTGAAACTAGAAACAGTGGCAAGAGGGCTTGGGTTCACAGAAATTGCAGCGAGTGGAAATGAATGTGTTAGATGGCGTACAGTAAGAAAATATATTTCAGAATTAGGCATCGCAACTTGTTGCGATGGGAAAGAATTACCTGATTTCATTCCAGAAAACATCTTTTATCGCCTTGCTATGAAGGCAAAGAATGAAGTTGCTGAAAAATTTCAAGCAAAAGTAGCTGATGAAATTATACCATCTATCAGAAAACATGGCATCTACGCCACTGATAAAGTAATAGACGATATTCTCAATAACCCCGACTTTGGCATCGAACTTCTGACGAAGTTAAAAGAAGAACGGGCTGCACGAGTAGAAGCAGAGCGTAGAAATGCAATCCTTACCCATGTGAATAAAACATATACTATGACGGAAATTGCAAAAGAGCTGAATATGAAGTCTGCAATCCAGCTAAATAAACTTCTAGCAGATAAAAAAATCCAGTATCAGGTGAACAACACATGGGTTTTCTATTCACGGTACAGTGATTTGGGCTACGAGGAAATTAAACAGGAGATTTTGGACAGTGGAAAAGTAATTTATCATAGACATATTACTCAAATAGGAAGAGAATTTATACTTAATCTACTGCAAAGTGAAGTTGCATAGTGAATTTAGGGGCGGTTTATCCGCCTCTTTTTTGTGTTTTCGAGCCTCTCATCACTGGCTTTTTATCGCAAACTGTGATATGGTAGAGGAAAATAAAATAAGGGGGCATACCTATGAGAAAAACAAAGATTTTATTGTCAGTTGCTATTATGGCTTTGTCGTTATCGTCAACAGTGTTCGCAGGCGAATGGAAGCAAGAGTCTGATGGGCGGTGGTGGTATCAGAACGATGACGGCGGATACCCGGCAAACCAATGGCAGGAAATAGGCGGAAAGCAGTATTACTTTGGCGCAGATGGATATATGCTGGCTAACACCACTACGCCGGACGGAAGCCAGGTGGGAGCAGATGGAGCAAAAGTTGAGACTGTCAGCCGCTCTCATATTACTTACAGCGCAGATTCAGTGACACAGGCTTTAATGGTATCGGACTGGATTTATGGTTCTTACAGCTCTACATACCACATTTTTGAGATTACAAATAATTCTCCGCACACAATTACTTTAAATATTAATGAAACTGCGAAGGATCATGTAGGAAACGTTGTGGGAGCCGAGACAAACTCAGAGCAAGACATTCCATCCGGACATACTATTTTTGTTAAAAATTATTTTTTAGATGCGCCATCAGTGGCAGAGTTTGAAACCACCTTTCAAACAAAAATAGATGATTTTTACATTCCAGTCGCTCAAAATTTAGCTATTGAAACAACTCGCGGAAATAAAAAAGCCATCGTAAAGGTTACTAATAATGGTGCAGTCACGGCTGAGTTTCCGTATGTGACAGCAGTATTCTTCAAAGATGGAGAAATATCTTATGTAGACAGCACATATATATGTGATGCTGATGCAGAACTTAAAGCCGGCGCTTCTTTAACAGAAGAATTAAATAGTTACGGCGCGTATGATGAGGTAAAAGTACATCTTACCGCACAGAGAGATAAATATTCTAATTAAATAAAAGGGGAACATAAAAATGAAACAGAAATTAAGCAAAACATTGTTGATATCCTTTATTTTGGGAGTTGCATATATGCTTTACTCTCTCACCTATTGGGGCGGAGCTACATCCGGTACAGCTGACGCAGCAGAACAAATTGGAGCTGGAATAGCAACCGTAGTAGTCATGCCACATCTTATCTGTACTGCGCTAGCTGTTATCTTTAACGGCCTTGGATTGTTTATGCGTAAACGTGGATTTGCTTTAACTGGAGCTATCCTCTATACAGTGGCACTGGTTCTCTTCCCGGTATATTTCATGTTCGTAATTGTGGAAATGATTCTTTCCTATATTGGATTTGCAAAAATGAAAAAAGTGGAGTGATTTATGAGTTTTACAAAAAAATATTATTTAGGACTTGCTATTATCGCTATTGTCGGATTTATTGGATATCAGATTTTTCAAAGTAGCCACCGCCCAAGCGATGTTAATGAAGATTTATATAATGATACAGTGGCAGTTGTCAATATTTTAGATAACTATCTTGAAGGAACGTATGACATATCAGAAGCCGCGTCGCGTTTGGAAAGGATTGATTACGAGAGCCATGCGAACGAAGAAAATCCGTCCGAAAATCTTATAAGAACGCGAATTTGGAGCTTAATGTTGCTTTTTGAAAAAAGTAGCGACAGCGAAATAAAGGAATATCGAGACGATTTGGCAAAAGATATTAATTATAAGAAATAAGGTTAAGCCGGGGAGAAATCCTCGGCTTGTTTATTTTGGGCATTGACAAGTTACTCGTAACATTGTATAATGTAACTCGTAACAAGGAGGTGATTATTATAGCACCCGAAAGTAGAGCCGATTACATGAAGGAAAGAAGAAAAAAAACAAGGAATTTCAGTGTTGAGCTTGACAGAGATAAATTTGATAAGCTTGAAAAAAAACTTTCCGAAAAAGGTGTCACAAAGAAACAGTGGTTTAGCGAAAAGGTTGATGAAGAAATCGGCGAATAAAAAAGAGGGGCAGACTTACCGCTACCAACGAATTAGTCTGCTCCGCACACCAGAAGTCTCCTTCTGATAAATCTATCATATCATGTTGGAGACTTCTTTTCAAGATTTTTTGAAAGGAGTTTTTTTTATTTTATGCAGGAACCTAAAGTTGTAGAATATAACAATATTCGTGTACTTACCACACAACAGCTTGCAGAAGCTTATGTCACTAGTACAGATACTATTACAAAAAATTTTAATCGAAATAAGCAGAGGTATACAGAGGGAAATCACTATATCGCGTTAGAAGGTGCGGAAAAGAATATTTTTTTAGACCAAGGACAATTTGACCGTGGTTTAAAAAACGCGAAAATTCTCTATCTCTGGACTGAGAAAGGAACGTTTCTTCATGCAAAATCTCTTAACACCGATAAGGCATGGGAAGTTTATGATAATCTTGTAGAAAACTATTTCCACACAAGAGAAATCCAGATAGCGATTCAAGAACTTCCGCCAGAAATGCAGATGTTTAAACAGTTATGGGATATGCAGGCTAATACATATTTGGAGCAGAAACGCCTTGCCGCAGAGCAGGAGCGACAGGGTAAGCAGATTGAGACGTTGGTAGATACATTCCAGGATAAAATCAGCCAGGAAAGTTTTCAGAACTGGGCAAACAAGTGCATTACCAAAATTGCTGAAAGCCCTAATTTTGATAAGGGATGCGGCAGAAACAGCAATCATGCTTTTGCGCGGACAGAAAGCTATGAACGGCTCAAGAGCAAATGGAAATGCAATCTGGACGACCGAGTGGCCCGGGCGCGGGGCCGGGCGATAGAGCGGAATCCAGGAATTACCAAGGCAGAGCTTAACTCGATCAATAAGCTGACTGTTATTTCTTCAGATAAGAGCTTACGGCCAGTATATGAAACCGTGTTGAAGGAAATGATGATCGCTTATTGCGTAATGTAAAATACTGAGAATAGATAAAAAGAAACGAGGTACGAATGATGGAAAATAAGAATACATTAGCAAGTGAGACAATCGCAGACTTAACGAAGCAGCTGGTTTTAATTGATGGAAAGTTGGAGCACCTGTATGAAGAAGTGGAACGGATACGGTCCATGTTCCGGGCCGTACACTATGCGACCATTGCGGGAGGAATTTCTGACTCTGAGGCAGATACAGCTATGAACGGAATCGGCTCCATGCTGAGCGTATTGCTGGATAACATGCAGGAAACAATGGGGATTAGCAGTAACTTCATTCAGGAGGTGATTCGATGACTAAAAAATTTGTTAATAAAAAGTTATTAGAAATCGGATTCCCGGCTAAATACTGCGGCTTCAAATATATCTCTAGTGCAATCATGATATTAGATGGCAGATCCGATTCGGATGTAAAAATGACATGGATGTACTATGTAATTGCGAAAGAGTACAATACAACTCCTGGGGCAGTAGAGCGTGGTATACGGTATTCGCTTCAGGCAGTCAGAACCAATATGATAAATCCAGACAAGATAGAGCACTACATTGGACTGGAAAATCCACAGAACCAAACTTCCTTGTTCCGGCTGTATATGGTTCTGAAGGATGAGTATGAATCCTCACAGATGATTAGTGAAAACAGCCCACAGATACGAGAATTTATTATCAAACTGGCAGAACAATTCGGAGTAAAAATCGCTGTCCTGAACTAGGAAAATGTGATATAATATAACCAGAAACGCACTTACAGAAGAAATGCCGGAAGTTGGCACTACCTGTAGGTGCGTTTTCTTTATGCAGCGGACTAGCCCGACGGGGCGAAAAGCAGAACTACGACTGCCTGTTCGCTGTAAACTATAATCGTAGGTTTCCTTAATCGTAGGAGGAGTTTATTATGACAATCGAAAAATCAAGAAAAATTGCAACTGATAAACAAATAGCATATGCAAACGCTATGGCAGATACACTTGGAATTGAAATTTCATTTTCTAAAGGAAGTAGCTTTTATGATGTAACAAAATTTTTGAGAGAAAATGAAACAGCCTACCTTAATAACAAAAACCGAAAAGCCAGTATAAGGCAACTTGATTTTGCAAATGCAATAGCCAACACATGTGGAATATCTCTTCATTTCGACAAAAATGATTCGATGGAAACGGTAAATAATTTTATTCATACATATAAAAGCGAGTATGAAAACATAATGTGGAGAAAGGAAATTGAGTCTCGACAAAATGATTATGAATTTACCATCACAAGCGGAGATTTAACAACTGAAGGAATGTTATTTATTTGTGATAACTTGTTTAAGAAGTCTGGTTTGTATTCGTTTGTTGGAGAAAGTGAAGAAATTATCTATATAGGCAAGTCTTGTAATTTGGCAGAAAGAATACCATCTTCATATAGAGAAAGAAGAGATAGTTCAAATATAAGAAAAATAATGTACTATCTTGATAATAATATGGCAAATGTAAATGTCCTTGAAATCTTATTAATATGTGAAAACAATCCGTTATTAAATGGAGAAAGCAAAACGGATGATTCACCAACAATGTTTAATAGTGGGATAAATATAATTCGTGATTTTCATGAAATCCCAAATTGCATTTCAGCATAAATATTGAGAGGTGAATGATTATGAGAAAAAGTGATAATATAAAAGAGATTGTTGTTTCAAAAAACAGAGATTTTAAAGGCATTTGGGTTCCAAAAAAATTATATTTATCAGGGCTGTTTTCTCCTAATGAAAAGTTTATTCTTATAGAAATTTATAGTTTGTCCAAAAATAATAAATGTTATGCTACTAATAAACATTTTGCAAATTTTGTTGGACTAAGAGAAAATACCGTTCAGAAGATGATGCTTGAATTTGAAAGAGCTGGATATATAAAAAGAATTTTTGAGTATAAGGAAGATAGCAAAGAAATTAAAGAAAGAATAATTGTTATTACTCAAAAATTCCTTGATGAATTTGTAAATGAAAAATCAAATGATGAAAAAGAAGAACCCTATGGAAAAAAATCAATAGGGGGTATGGAAAAAAATCCAGAGGGGGATGGATTTAAAGTCGGAGATAAGTATAACAATATAAGTGATACATATTTAAGTGATCCATTATATTCTCCTACGGAGTTAAATTCTTTTTCTAAAGAAAAAGAGACTTCCCCTTCGGGGTTAAATTCTTCTATTTCTAAAAGAAATAAGAAGGCTGAGCCAGATAAATGGATAGCTACTAAAACTCATATTGAGATTTGCATGGAACGCAATGGATACAGCAAGGAAGCGTTTGAAACAGCAGAGGTCATTGAAATCGTAAGAACCTATTATGAGAAGTACAAAACAGTAATAGGACAACCGCATCCCAGGCTGAATGATAAAACCATGATGTATGTAGTCGAGCAGTATCTAAAGGGATTTGGCAATGGGGAGGCCAGCGTACAGACTTACAGGGACTTAATCGACTTTCACTTTGCGACACAGTACCAGGAAGAAATTGACTGGACAATCCAGCACTTTATGAGCGGTAATATCAGGAAGACTCTGCTTTGCCATAACATGCTTTAAAAAAGTGAGTTCCGATGACTACCTAAAATGTGATATAATAGTACAGTAGAAGATTGTTCAAAAAAGCACTTGCCTTGCGGTAGGTGTTTTTTATTACCGGCTGAAAAACAGCTGCTGACCTCAAATAATTAGGAGGTGGATTTAAAATGTTTGGATTTGAAGGATGGCTCCTGAAAGTGAATGGAGTCGAGCTTCCAACAAAATATATCCGGGCAGACACTTATACAGTTACCCCGGATCAGGAAACTGACCTTGATGACTATACAGATAATGACGGAATTTTCCATCGCAACATACTGCCGGCGAAAGCTACAAAGATCGAGTTCAACCTCATTCCATTGAGGCTGGCTCAACTGCAGAAAATATTCGAGATTATTCCTCTGGAAGACAATGAAGTACAGATTGAGTATTGGAATCCACGCAAGTTCGCTTATCAATCTGGGCGAGCTTATGTACCGGATGTTTCTTTTGAGCCTTATATGGTTTACAGGGAAATAAAGGATATTCTGTACAACGAGATACGAATTGCATTTATTGAATACGGGGAGGTGCGGTAGATGCTTTCAATTCCCCAGGATATTAAGGCCCTGTTTCATAGCGACTCGGCGCGTAAAAAATTCAAGCTGACGTTTTATGAAGATAATTATGACAGCCTCTATCCATCAGAGATGCTTTTTCCGGAGGATAGTCTTTATCCGTCAGAACATGGAGAACCGTGGCTGATTATTGAAAATGACCGGATTGTTTCCGAATCATTGAAAATTTCCGAGGCTCTGTGTTCTGAGCAAGACTTGACCTTTGGAGCCTGCGAAAGCTCAGAGTGCCAGATTACAGTAGCTGATGTGATAGAGGATCTTACCGGCAAGGAATTTGTATTATCGGCGGAAATAGGCAGTTATAACATGGCCTTGGGAATTTATACGGTTAAGTCCTTTAAAAGGCAATCTGACAGGCGTAAACGCCTTATTACGGCCTATGACAGGATGGAGCGATTCAATACAGATGTATCTGTCTGGTATGAGAGTTTATCTTTCCCGATTACTGTAAAGGCTATGCGGGATTCACTTTGCCAGTATATTGGAATCGAGCAGGAGAATACAGAGCTGTTATTGGATTCTCTGAGTATCAGCAAAACAATACAGACTGAGCAGATATCAGGGCTTGATATTTTAAAGGCTATCTGCGAAATCAATGGGGTTTTTGGTCACATTAGCCGTTCTGGGAAAATGCAATACATTCAGTTGCAGCAGACAGGGCTTTATCCGTCAGAGACACTATATCCGGATGATAACCTTTTTCCCAGCGAGCTTGATAGGCCATATGAAACCATTACCACATACAAACAGCCTGCCAGATATGAAGATTATGTGGTAAATGGAATTGACAGCTTAACAATTCGGGCGGAAAAAGGAGATATAGGAGCGAATGTTGGAAACGGAATGAATCCATATGCCATTGAAGGGAATTTCCTTGTATACGGGAAATCATCGCAGGAGCTTTTGAATATTGCTCAATCCTTGCTTCCGCGAATTAAAGGGCGTATTTATAGGCCGGTGTCAGTTGATTGCAACTGTATGCCGTGGTTAGAGGTAGGAGATGCCATACGTCTTATTACCAGGGATGACTTAATTGAGAGTTTTGTTATGCGCCGGACGATATCAGGCTGCCAGGCTATGAGAGATAGACTGGAATCCACCGGAAGCCAAAATAGGGAAGAAGAATTCTCAATTCAAAAGCAGATTATCCAACTGGAAGGAAAGACAGCTATCATTTCCAAGAATGTAGAGGAAGTGTATGTGGAAGTCTCAAATCTGAAGGAGGATACCAATTCAAAGCTCAGCGTTATGGCGGATCAGATTACCGCAGAAGTCGATCGCGCTACAGAAGCGGAAGGGAAGCTATCTGCCAGCATCAAGGCAAATGCTGAAAAAATCGAATTAAAGGTATCAGCCGGTGACGTTTCCAGCCAGATATCCCTAGAGAAAGATGCTGTCACGATACGAAGCAACCGATTGTCTTGGCAGTCCGATAAATCGTCAATGACTGCGAATGGACTGCTTACCTGCGAGAATATCAAGGCCACGAATGGCACTTTCTCTGGTACGATTACCGGCTCTAACATCACTGGCGGCACGATAACAGGAACCACGATTGAGGGTAATACCATCACTGGTGGTACAATTTCCGGAACCACAATTACTGGTGGCACAATTATAGGAAGTGAAATTAGAGCCAAAAGTATAGAGGCAATTGGTACTGTAGCGGTTAAGGTGTTTTCGGCTGAAAGGATTGATTGTGAAGGGTCAATGGATGCCCATACAGTAAATGTCGATTATTTACGATATGGCATGGCTACACAAGGGTCTGATAGACGATTAAAAGAAAACATAAAAACAATTAGCCAGGCTGATTCTATAAAACTCATTGAAAGCCTAAACCCGGTCTGTTATCACTTTAGAGATGATGGAAACCCAGGCATAGGATTTATAGCTCAGGAAGTAGAAGAAGTTGAACGTTCTTTAAATCTCGATTGGAAATTATACGAAGTAGGAAAGGATGGATTTTACAGTATCCCCTATCTGCACTTTATCCCAATCCTTACATCCGGTATTCAGGCACTTGAAAAAGAGGTAAAGAAACTGGAGGAACACGATGCTTGATTTTCCAGAAAATATAAAAGAATTATTAAAAAAGAGCGATACGCATAAAAAATTTCGATTAGCCTTTAAGGGATTTACGATTGAAAATGACAGAATCATATCGGAATCTCTGCAACTAAAGCAGAGCTTGTTTTCTGGGGATGATTTAGTGTTTGGAGCCTGCGAAAGCTCCGAATTGCAAATTGCAGTAGTAAATGTCTTAGAGAATATTTCTGGTAAAAAATTTTCCCTGTCATTCTTTGTTGAGAACTACGAAATTCCTTTAGGAAAATATACCGTACAATCCGTAAAGCGCGAATCGGATAGACGAAGACTGAAAATCATAGCTTATGACCGGATGCAGTGGTTCAAAAAAGATGTTTCGGAATGGTATCAAGGTCTCTCATTCCCCATGACACTAAAGATGTTTCGGAACTCGTTCTGCCAATACATTGGAATTGAGCAGGAAGAATCGCATCTGCTGCTTGATTCGATGGAGATAAAAAAGAATATTGATCCGAGTAAAATTTCAGGAATTGAAGTATTACGTGCTATCTGCGAAATCAATGGATGCTTTGCTAGCATTAACTATGACGGAAAAGTCAAGTACATTCGTCTGCCTCATACAGGATTGTACCCTTCAGAATCGCTATATCCAGAGGAAAACTTATATCCAAGCGAACTGGGCACTGCCGGTTCTTCGGTAGAACGCATTTTTACTTATAAGCAGCCAATGACTTACGAAGATTATCTGGTTGAAAGTATCACAGGTGTATCTATTTATTCTGAAGATGGAACACTGGGGGCTAGTGTAGGCAAAGAATATAATACTTATATAATTCAAGGTAATTTTTTGACTTACGGGAAGACTCCTGTAGAATTGCTGAATATAGCAAATTCATTGTTTCCGCTGTTGAACAGGAGAGCTTATAGAACTGTAAACGTAGACTGCCAGTTTATGCCGTGGCTTGAGATAGGAGATCCGATACAGATTTTCGCACGCGACGATGTGGTAGAAACCTATATAATCAATCGCACTATAACCGGATGCCAAGTCATGAGAGATAGGATAAGTTCTTCCGGTAATAAAGTAAGAGAAAACAAAAATTCCCTGCATGAGAAGCTAATACAATCGGAGCATAAAATGGTTTCTGCCAATATGACTGCCGAAAAGGTATACGTTGTACTGGAAGATTTCAAACAAGATACTATGGCAAAGTTAGAAGTCACTGACAAATCTATTACCGCAGAAATCAATCGCGCTACAGAAGCGGAAGGGGATCTTTCCTCCCTTATTGCTGTTAATGCTGAAGAAATAGAGTTAAAAGTGAGTAAGGGGCAAATATCCTCTGTTATTTCTCAAGAGAGCGGCGGTATACATTTTTCCAGTAACCGTTTTTCGTGGCAATCAGACAGATCTTCTCTTGCGGCAGATGGAACCTTGACTTGCGATGGAATACAGGCAAAAAATGGAAGCTTTGCTGGAACTATAAACGGAAGTAGGATCAACGGTTCCACCATATCAGGAACCACCATATCGGGAACTACGATTACTGGAGCTGAGATTGAATCTCCTAATATTAGTGGCGGAACTTTAACAGATGTGGATTTACGGTCCGCGAATTTAAAAAGTGCAGATTCATTTCGTGTGACTTATTTGACTCCAGGAGCAATTAGCTGCGGTGATGCTAAAGCGGCAGAGTCTGATTTCACTATCGTCATATGGAAATACTATTTTGGAAAGTCAGACAAACGGCTTAAAACCAATATCATTCCTTTAAGGGAAGAAACTGGGCTATCAGTAATACGTGAACTGAATCCGGTTTCTTTTCTGTGGCGGAAATTTAATAGTCCAGCCTTAGGATTTATAGCTCAGGAAGTCAAAGAAGTCGCGGATAAACACAATTTATCGGAGTATTGTTACTGTAAAAATAAAGATGGATATTATTCTATCCCATATCAGAACTATATTGGAATAATGGTATCTGCTATTCAAAATTTAAAACAAAGAATAGATGCTCTAAAGGAGAACAAACATGAAAGTATTGACATATGAATATGAGAAAATGGCTAAAGCCGGGCAACTGCTGAATTCTTTGGTGGTGTCTGGCTCTTCTAATTTTCGGGCATTGGCAGAAATTGCAGATATTTTAGATTCCGGAAAACCGGGCGAAATTTTTGAAAAGGAGGAAAAATCAGATGGCATACACGAACAAGAAATATGTGAGAATTAATTGGAAAAATCTTCCAGCCATGACAACGGCTTTGGGAGCCACAAACATGAATCACATGGATGTGTTCTTGAATGAGGTAGATAATGCCCTCATTGAAATGGAAGCTGCGAAGCTGAATATTGCCACAGCGAACTCCATGATTGCCGGTATTACGTTTGACAAAGACAAGGGCGTGATGACCGTTCGGGAGTTAAACGGAACTACATACACTTATGACTGGAACGTGGAGAAGATCCCGGTATCGTTCTCCCTGTCAGAAGATGGCATTCTGACCATGACCACACAGGATGGAACACAATTTACAGCCAATATTGCTGATTTGATTAAAGATTATGTGTTCGATGATTCCGACACGATTGCATTCACAAAAGAATTCCGGGCTGAGGATGATGCTTATCATATTAACGCATCGGTAAAAAGAGGAAGTATTAAAGCAGAACATCTGGATCCGGACTATAGAGCAGACATTCAAAATTTTAGCAATGTAGCGCAGACCGCAGCGAACGATGCCCTTACCTATTCTAAAGCATCGAAACGCTGGGCAGTCGGAGATTCGAGTTTCGAGGGCAGTGCTACTGACAACTCAAAGTATTACAAAGAACAGGCCGAAGCTGCTAAAATTGCAGCCGAAAAAGCCAGAGACGAAGCACAGGCTACAACCGGAAAAGTAATTATGGCACCCAATGTGTTGGGAGTCGGTATGCCTGATAATACAACAATCGAAGTATCTCCTAAAGGTGAGATAAGTGCTAAAAAAGCAACAGCGAATACTGCCGGAATTGTAAAGGTTGATGGTAAAAGTGTAACAATAGATGGAAATGGAATTATACATTCCACGCCATCTATATCTGATACTACAACTTTCACGGAATAAGGAGGAATGAAATGGCGGTAAAGACAGTAAAAGCAATTATAAACGGTCAAACATATACGCTGGCCTATAATTCCCAGAACGGGAAATGGGAAGCAACAGTTACAGCACCGGCAAAATCTAGTTATCCGTTGGATGGACATTATTATCCTGTCACAGTCAAAGCAACGGACAGTGCAGGAAATACAACCACTATAGATGATAAGCATCAGTCATTGGGGACAAAGCTGCAACTAAAAGTAAAAGAAAAAACAGCTCCTGTTATTACGATTACTTATCCGACATCAAGTGCAGTTATAACCAATAATAAACCGTTGATCAAATGGAAAATAACAGATAATGACTCTGGTGCCGATCCGAATACTATTGGAATTACAATTGATAGTAATGAAAAAGTTACGGGAGATTCCATTGTTAAAAATCCTGTTTCTGGCGGTTACGAATGCCAATACACTCCAAGCAAAGCACTTAGTGATGGAAGCCATACTATTAAGATTGATGCATCCGACTTTGATGGAAATGTTGCGTCTCCGAAGACGATAAGCTTTAAAGTGGATACAGTTCCACCTACGCTTAATGTATCTAGTCCAGCAGATGGATTTATTACAAACAAACTTTCTGTTGCGATATCTGGTACTACAAACGATGCAACATCAAGCCCTGTTACACTTACTTATAAGCTTAATAACGGAGCAGCAAAACCAGTTGATGTTAAACCGGACGGAAGTTTTTCAACTGACATAACGCTGATTAATGGAGATAATACTATCACCATAACTGCAACGGATAGTGCTGGCAAAACTACAACTATAACAAGAAGAGTTTCAGTTGATACTATAGCTCCATCCATTACAGCTGTAACAATTACACCTAACCCTGTTGATTCAGGAAGAACATTCGTTATTTCTGTAACGGTTACAGATGAATAATTATGGTAGTACGATTAGAGGGAAAAGTTGATGGAAAAGATATAATATTCAAAAATTCTGGAGGGGATTTGTGGGAAGCCACAGTCCCCTTTGATATTGATGGAACTTATGTCTGTGAGCTATCTGCTTTTGACGAGGCAGGAAATAAAGGGTTTACAACAAAAGTTTTGATTACATTTCACCCAGAAAATCAGAATATTTGCATTGAGCCTTTTCCATGGAAAGCAGAATTAAAGAAAACAAATATAATATCCGATATATCTTTTGGAAAGTATACAGCAGTTTTGATGGGAGGTGTTTTTGTTGCGGTTTGTAATGGACTATGGAGAGCGGAGACATGTGAGGATAAAGATTATTAATATAAAAGGAGAACCTTTTTCAATTATATCTGCAAATTATGAATTGATAAATTCTGCTGGAATAGTTTTGGAGACAGGAGAACCAGACATTATGGAACACGTCCTAGATGTGCTGCTGGAGCCTAAAGAATCTGGAACATATACGCTGAAAATCACATATACTGTCGGAAATGAAATATTAATAGAAAAAGTAGAAATTGTGGTGATGTAATGATACTTATAAATGATATTAAAATAAGCCCAAACCCAGTAAATGTAAAGGGAAACACAATTATTAGCGTAGAAATAATTACATGGGCTCATTTGCGCGACAGGTATACATGGCAATCTTTGAAAACTTTAGGGGAAACATGGGAATCTCTTCGGAGGAAAACCGTTATTATGGATTTTACATCAACGTGGGAATCCGCAAATAAAAAATACACTTGGAATAGTTTGAAAAGATATCCTACTACATGGAATGAACTGAAAGGGAGATAGAAGTGACTAATACAACAACATTGAAATTAGAACTTCCGTCTGGGCAAGATCCGCCAGACATAGAAGTTATAAATCGTAACATGGAAAAAATTGATACTGCGATAGGAAAAACTGTAACAGGAATTGAAGTTTTCGAGGAGGCATAATATGGCAGAAAAAAGAGCGTGGCTCACAAACCCAACAACAGGAGAAAAGTTACACGCATGGTCTCATGTGAAGTCAATTTTTTACAATAAAGCGGCTGATATACTGCTGAAAGATAAATTGGACGAGATGGACAAACTGATTGATGAAAAGATTAAAAAAGCTATGATGTCCAATGTCCAGATTAATGACCAGAACAAAGTCCCGACATCGGCATTGGCGTTCGCGATGAATCAGGCTATTACGCAGAATAAAAATGCTATTACTCAGTTAAATAGCGAGATAATTCAAAGTTCTGGCTCCACACCGGCTATAAAAGGAAACACTTGCACTATCACAACAATAAAAATTAAGGCAGGACATCGTTATATTATACTCGGAAAAGCTGCAACAAACGCGGGCAATTCATCTATTATGAGTTGCAAAATACAAGTGGATAGTGGAATTGCAAAAACTACAGGCGGCTCAGATACAAGAACAACTATGGAATCCGGAGGCGGATGCGTTAATTGGATGTACGCAGAACCACAAACAGACTCTGTTATTGCATTACGCGGCTATGGCTATGCAAATATCGAATACAACTATGAAGGAATCCTTTTGGGCCTACAATTGAGGTAGCATTGATAACTAAATAGCGACCTGAATCTGGATGTCCATGTTTCATCTGTCAATTTCACATCCGGCAGCTTCGGCTATGCTGTACAGCTGGTCGGAGATTTTGGAACTTCCTCTCTTGGATGGGGCGATACGGAAATTTATTTCGACCGCGAAGAGGGTGGAAAATGGCATAGGGTCTGGACGCTAAACCCGCCAGCGGCAAAGGTATAGCAATTTAACTAAGCAGATCTTACAAACAGAGCGGGGCCGTATAACAAGGCCTTCGCCTTTGGCGCCGCTCTCTGTGGTTGTGGCATGGGCCACTTTGCCCGTATTGTTAAGGCCTTTACTATATACACGATTGTTTTACGAAAAATATGACAAAAAAAATTTAAAAAGTGATAAAATAAAAGAGGATACCACTTGGTTTGGCGGCCTCTGGTATCCTCTAAGGTCGATGCACTCACAGGGGGTACATCTGTATTTAGTATACACTAAAATCCTCTTGTGTGCAAATAAATTTCACAAGGGGATTCTTATGTTAGAACAAGTTTTACTTCAGGTGTGCCAGGAAATGGCTACATGCCTTGATGAACAACAGCTTAAAAAGTTGGAAAATGTACTGTTTATCAATTTTCAGGGAAAGAAAATTGAAAATGAGAGCTATGAATTGGTAGAAACAGGAACTGATAATGACATGCACAAAATAAAGCTGTTCTGCGCGTCCAAAAAGGTTTCTGGTAGACAGAGGAGTACACTGGAACAGTATGTACGGGAAATCAAGAAATGCCGTGATACTCTGAATAAAAGATTTGAAGATATTACTACGATGGATTTGAGATGGTACTTCGGAATCTTACAGGAAAGAGATCACAATAGTCTTGTTACAGTAAGAGGGAAGAAACGATATCTGAACAGCTTTTGGACATTTCTGCAGCAAGAGGGGATGGTCAAAAGCAATCCAGTGGCAAGAATTGAAACCATAAAAGTTGAAAGTACTATAAAGAAAGCATTTTCTGCACAAGAACTAGAAGCGATGCGAGAATCCTGTGATAATCCTAGAGATAGGGCATTAATAGAATTTTTATATGCCACTGGATTGAGGGTATCAGAATTGTGTAGTTTGAATGTTGGCGACTTAGATTTGTATAAACAGCAGTTCGACGTCATGGGAAAGGGAAGAAAAGAACGAACAGTTTATATTTCGGATACTGCTTGCTTTCATATGTATAGATATCTGAAGTGGCGTATGAAAAAAGAAAGTCTGACATTAGACGAGTTAGCGAACCGACCATTATTTGCCAATATGAAATCCCCGTATAATAGAATAACGATTGCTGGGGTGCAATATATCGTTAAGAAAGTTGGGAAAGTGGCAGAGGTTGGAAACGTACATCCGCACCGTTTTCGCCGAACATATGCAACAGACCTGCTTAACCGTGGGATGCGGTTAGAAGAAGTGATGGTATTAATGGGACACAGCAAAGTGGAAACTACGTTGATCTACTGTAATATCAAACAAGATAGTGTTAGGGAGTCTTATAGGAGATTTGCGGCTTAATAAACGGGAAATATTTATTTTTTGACCGGCTTTTTAGGCGGTCTTTTTGGCGTACAAAAAAATAACAGAGAACTGATAAGGCTGAAAATGATGACCGAACTGCAAGGAAATACAGTAAGAAAATGGTGGTTAAATTGCTATATGACTTTCTTCCAGCTTCCATAAGTTCCAGTATTCATTCGATAAAATGAGCCGCTGTCAGAAATTAACAACTGGCAATATCTACCTTCGTTTTCGGTAGCGAATTGTCCGAAATTTAATAAAAATGCAGGTCCAGTTTTAACTTCCGATGGTAAACTAGAGTATGCTCTTGCATCTGATATATAATATCCTCCCAAAAGGTTTGCTGTGTTTATATCAGTATTTGGGGCCGAACGACCTTTAAAAAATTTGTTATCGCTATTTTACGGCTTTGGCTTGTAATAAACCTTAAAGGATACTTCTTTTGAGTAAAGGGTAGTATCATCCCAATTTTTGCACCTTAGCCACCATTCATGAGTGGCGTTAGAGTAATAAGGTATAGCGTAGTAGTCATTTTTTTCGGATTTACATCCGAGGATTTGATAATCTGCAGATAGCGTAGTTTCAATATTTCCTCTTTCATTTGTTGTACCAGAAATTAACAGCTCGCTATTTAATTGTTTTAAAATCAAAAGCACCCAGACAAGAAACCCTTGAATGAGTGCTTTTCAACCATAATCAATATGGTTTTCTCACAAGAACTATTATATCACATTATATAATTTTCGGAAAGGAGTTTAGCATGGGAAGAGATATTACGAAATGCCATCCGCAATTACAGGAGGCATTCAAACAATTAGCCGCAAAATGCAATGCTCAGGGCCTTACCATCGGACTGGGAGAGTGCTTCCGAACTGTGGCGGAGCAGGATGCACTATATGCTCAGGGCAGGACGAAGCCAGGAAGTATTGTAACCAACTCAAAAGGCTCCAGCTATTCTTCGCAGCATCAGTGGGGAATCGCCTTTGACTTTTACAGAAATGATGGCAAGGGAGCCTATAACGAGTCAGGAGATTTCTTCCGGCGCGTTGGCCAGATTGCAAAATCAATTGGCCTCGGCTGGGGCGGAGATTGGACAAGCATCGTTGACAAACCCCACATCTATTTACCAAACTGGGGCAGCGGGACAGGAATATTAAAACAGCAGTATGGGACGTTTGAGCGTTTTAGGCAGACCTGGGTAGCTGAAAAGAAGGAATATACATATCAGCCTATTGGAACCGGCGAAGCACAGGTAGAGGTAACGGCTTCTTCTCTGGTTGTTCGTAATGCTCCTGGCGGTTCTGATGCAGGAGCCAGGTATCACAGAGGTGAGCGAGTAGCACCAACGGAGAAAGCCATGTGCGGTTCAGAACGGTGGTTCCGGACGAATAAAGGGTGGATCAGTGCTGATTATCTCCAGGGCTGGATTCTGGAAAACGGACAGTGGTGGTATTTACAGCCAGGGTACACTTATCCCGCCGGAAAACTGCAAATTATTGAAAATAAATGCTACTGCTTTGATTTTAATGGATGGATGATAACTAATAACAGAATTAAAGAGGATGGTGAGGTTATTTGATTGTAAAAAGTGGCTAATAAAATAAAAAAGACGAATAATGTCGATTTATGGGGAAAGTTTTTGTTTTACAAATACTCGATAAAGTGGTAAAATTATACATGTTGTCATTTGAAAGTGTTGTTTTTTTTGTGCAAAAGATACAATTCTATTCTTGGATAGCATTTATAAGAACATATGTTCTTACGGCGATTGACATCCACAGCAAATAGAAGTATAATAAATACAAACGTATGTTCTTTGGCTTTTAGGGAGGGCGTCATGGATTACAAGAAGATGATTATTAAGATGGTAGAAAAAATTGAAAGTGAAGAGGCATTAGAAATAATACACGATTTTGTTATTGTTCCGTATAACAGAGAAAATTATAAAAAGAGTAAACGTGAAGAAAGGGAGAATTAATCTCCCTTTCTTGCTTTGGATTTTTCATACATTCTGTTCATTATTTCCTGCAACGCTTTTTTGCTGCAATCATCTAAGCTAATGTATACTTCGATAAAGTCCTTAATAAATTCATCATCCCCAAAGGATATTTCCGCTAACAATGTCCCGAGGGGGTTTTCTTTAAACATATTTCCTTCACCAGTTCTGAGCCAATTTTCATTTATATTTTTTTCTTTGATGTTATTTTTTATCATAACAATATGAGATTCTTGAACATTTCTTCTACCGGATTCTATATCACATACACCAGATTTCGTAATATTCAACCTTTTCCCAAATTCTTCTTGACTCATTTTAAGTTCTTTTCTTAACTGTTTAACTCTTGCATTTATGCTTTCCATTAAATCACCTCCTTAATTGAATACTATCATAAAGTACGCAAAAAGTCAATAAAAAAGTACTTGAAACAGAACGTTTTGACTTGACAAGTACTTGATACAGAATTATAATGTACTCATAACAGAACGAAAGGAGAAACATATGGCCACAATAGAATCTGTAGCAGACGATAGAATGAAAGAAGAAATAAAGGAAATAGTATCAGTATTTATGGATTTACCAAAAACTGATAGAGCAATTCTCCTTAATACAGCAGTTGGATTCAAAACGCTAAGAAGAATTGAGTCCGTAGAATCAAAAAATGAAATAACATAAGAAAGGAGAGATTAAGTGAACGAATTACAGATTTTTAATTCAGAAGAGTTTGGAGAAATCCGAACAGTAACAATTGATAATGAGCCTTGGTTTGTTGGAAAAGATGTAGCAATTGCATTAGGATATACAAATCCACAAAAAGCAGTCAGAGATCATGTTCAAGAAGATGATAGAGGGATGAACGAAATGGACACCCCTTCCGGTAGACAGACATTAACAGTCATTAATGAATCTGGATTATATGCGTTAATTTTCGGTAGCAAGTTGGAATCAGCCAAACGCTTTAAACACTGGGTAACATCCGAAGTTCTTCCAGCAATCCGGAAAAATGGAGGGTACATAGCAGGGCAAGAAAGTTTATCTGATGATGAGCTGCTTGCAAAGGCATTGATGGTAGCTCAAAACAAGATTGCAGAGCGGGACAAGCTGATTGCTCAAAAACAGAAACGTATTGATGAGATGCGTCCGAAAGAAATTTTTGCAGATGCGGTAACGTGTAGCAATACCTCAATTCTTGTTGGAGACTTAGCAAAGCTATTAAAGCAGAACGGTTTTCACGTTGGACAGAATCGCTTGTTTGAGATTTTGAGGAGTGAGGGTTTTCTTATCAAAGGTGGTTCCAGCAAAAATATGCCAACTCAGAAAAGTATGGAAATGAAACTGTTCGAGATTAAAGAAAGCACAGTTACAAATCCAGATGGAAGTATCAGAACCACCAAAACACCGAAAGTAACTGGCCGTGGGCAGGTATATTTCATTAACAAATTTGTAAAAAAGAAGGGATTCTTCCATTAATAGAGCAGAAATGAAAAACGCCCCGGCGGTGCTGGCACACCAACCGGAGCAGTAACCAGTAAAAACGGGCTTTACCAGTTACAGAGAGATATTATAACACATCTTCCTGTGATTGGCAAATGCAGGAGGATTTTTTTATGCAAAAACAGGAACCGAAGACCTGGGATGAGGTTCAGCGACATTATGCGATGCTTCAGAAGGAATCGAAAAATTCCTTGGCATCTGAAGTTATTACCGATTTGGCGAAAAAGAACCGTATCAGGACACTGATTATTGTTGGGCTTATTACCTTGATAATAATTCAGATGCACCAGAAAAGGAGGGTACT